GGCGTCGGCGATTCGGACTTTACCGAAACGGGGTGGATCCCGCTCGGCGCGGCCGGCGTCGGCAACGGCTTCGGCGTGCTCTGCGCACCGAATATCGGCGACATGGTGATGGTCTCCTTCAGCGACGGCTCGAACGCGGCGCCGAAGATCATCGGGCGCTTCTTCTCGAACGTCAACGTGCCGCCGGCGGTGCCGGCCGGCGAGACTTGGGTCGTCCACAAGTCGGGCTCTCTGCTGAAGTTCCACAACGACGGCACGGTCGAGATGAAGGCCGCGAGCACGATCACCTATACCGCGACGCAGCATCACTTCGTGGGCCCGGTGCAGATGGACAACACGGTTCTCGTCAAGCAGACGATTACAGGGCAGGGTGGCATGGCGGTCTCGGGTGACAACGGCAGCGGCAACACGTCGACCATTACCGGCAACCTCGCGACAACCGGCACGATCACCAACAACAGCAAGAACATCGGCAGCACGCACACGCATAGCGGCGTGACGACGGGCGGCGGCACAACGGGGGCCCCGGTATGACAGACGTTTCGCATTTTTGGTCGAACGACCTCCAGATCGGCGCGAACGGCGACCTTTCGGTGGCGGACGGCGACACGCTCGCGCAGCAGGAATTGCTCCGCGCGCTGATGACCAATCCGCTGCTCGCCGACTCAGCCGGCAACCCGATCGCTTCGCCGGATTACACCTGGCACGCGGACTTTGGCGCAGGCATCCCGCGGCGCATCGGCAAGACGCTCAACGCCTCCGAGTTGCGCGGCGCGATCCTGACGACCATCAAGACGATCGCCGGCATCGCGCAGGTGCCGACGCCTGTCGTCACGGTGACGCCGTTCAACAACGGCGCCGCGGTCACGATCCAGTATGCCGACGCGGTGACGGGGCAGGCGGCAACCCTCTCTTTCGACATCAATCAATAAATGGCAAACGTACAGACGCAATCGCTGACGCAGATGCTGCAAAACTTTGCGTCGGCGGTTCAGGGTTCGGTAACGTCCGCGATCCTGAACTTCAACATCGGGACGGTCTTGCGCGCGCTTGGCGAGGCAGTGTCGGGCATAGCCCTGTGGCTGCAAGGCCTGATCCTGCAAATGCTGGCGCTCACGCGCGCATCGACGTCTACCGGCCCGGATCTCGATTCATGGTTTGCCGACTTCGGCTTCGCGCGGCTCGCCGCGGCGGCCGCGACCGGCTCGGTGACATTCTCGCGCTTCACGCCGACTGCGCAGGCAGTTGTTCCAGTCGGAACGGTGGTGCAGACGACGGACGGCTCGCAACAGTTCACGGTCAATCTCGACACGACGAATCCTGCGTACAACGCGACGCTCGGCGGCTACGTGCTCGCGCCGAGCGTCCCGAGTGTCACCGTGACCGTCACGGCGGTGACGCCCGGCTCGGCGGCGAACGTGCTAGCTGGCACGATTTCGCAGCTGTCGCAGTCGGTGCCCGGCGTCGATACCGTCACCAATGCCGCGGCATTCACGAACGGCGTTGACGCGCAGAGCGACGCCAATGCGCTGGCCAGCTTCCAGTCGTGGCTGCTGAGTCTGTCGAAGGCGACGAAGGCAGCGATCGGCAACGCGATCACGTCGCTGCAGCAGAACCTCACGTACACGATCACCGAGAACTCCACGTACGCTGGCGTCTATCAGCCCGGGAATTTTTGGGTGATGGTGGACGACGGATCGGGCGCGCCATCGGACAATCTGATCTCAAATGTCTCCAACGCCATTGATGCGGTACGCGGTTTTACGATCACTTTTGACGTGCATAAGCCGATTGTGGTCAGCGCCAATATCTCGATGACGATCGCCACATCGTCCGGATATACGCATTCGGCTGTGGTGGCATTGGTGCAGGCCGCGCTTCAAACCTTCATCAGCACGCTGCCGCGCGATCCGGTTACGCAAACGGTCACGCTGCCGTATTCCCGGCTTTCTCAAGTCGCTTATGACGCGTCGCCGGGCGTCACAAACGTGACGAGCATCACGCTCAACTCGGGCACCAGCGACGTTGTTGGAACGAGCCAGCAAGTGATTCGGGCCGGCACTCTGGTGGTGAACTGATATGACGACTGGTGACAGCAACGACATGCTCGGGCGCCTTCAGGCGCTCATCCCGCGCGGCTGGTTCGGTGACGCTCCGCCGATCCTGACCGCGCTTCTGAAAGGATTCGCGGCGATATTCGCCAACGTCTACACGGTGCTCTCGTACGCGCGGCTTCAGTTGCGCATTGCGACCGCGACGGATGGCTGGCTCGATTTAATCTCCGCCGACTTCTTCGGCACGACGCTGCCGCGCAAGACCGGCGAGAGCGACACCGCGTTCCGCAACCGGATCACGATCAACCTGTTCCGCGAGCGCGCGACGCGCAAAGCCGTAGTGCAGGTGCTCACGACGCTGACCGGGCGCGCGCCGCTGATTGTCGAGCCTCGCCGGCCTGCTGATACGGGCGGCTATGGCATCGCGTGCGGGTATGGCGTGGCCGGTGCGTACGGCTCGCTGCTGCTGTCGTATCAGGCTTTCGTGACCGCATATCGCCCGATCGGGACCGGCATCCCATCTGTGGCGGGCTACGGCAGCTCGCCATCCGGCTACAGCATCGCCTCGCGCGGCGAGTACGCCGACCTTGGCATGGTCCAGCAGTCGGTCAGCGATGCCGACATATACGCGGCCATCGCTTCAGTGATACCCGCCGGCACGATCGCCTGGACGCGCATCAGCAGCTAAGTAGGCGTAGAATGACGGAAGCCCCAGCGTGCTATCAACACGGCTGGGGCCTCCTAACCCCATCACCTGTACTAGAGGCGACATGGCTGAGACAGATATTATCACGCGCGTCTGCACGCGTTGTTTGATCGCAAAAACCTTCCCCGAATTCAACAAGAAGAAAGGCGGCAAGAATGGGCTTCAGCCTGTCTGCCGCCCGTGTCAAAAGGCATATCAGAAAGAGCGCCGCGAGGCGAATCCTGGCCTCCATGCCGCACGATGCGCAAAGTGGTACGCGGAGAAGGTGTGGAGAGAGAAAAATCCTGATCTTGCGAAGGCCCTAGACGATGCATCTGCTGCCGCCGCGCTCGATCGAACTGCAAAGCCTTGCCGACATTGCGGCGACCTTAAGCCGCTATCAACCTTCAACAAGTCCAGCGTGACTCCTGACGGACTTCAGTACAGGTGTCGTCCTTGCCAGAAAGAGTTGAAGCGAGACTGGTACGTAAAGAACCGCGAGAGTGAACTCCAAAACGTAAAGGATTGGAGGAAGGCTAATCCAGAAAAGGTTAGGGCAATTGACCGGCGCCGACACGCTGCGCGTCCCGAAAGGAGCCTGATTCAAGGTAGACGATGGCGCGCCGAGAATCGCGAGAAATACCTTGAGCAAAATCGCGCATGGAAGTCTGCAAACCCGGAAAAAGTTAGGGCAACTGCGCGCGCTCTGTATGCGAAAGATCCAAACAAGAGTCTCGTAAAAGCGCACGCGCGGCGCGTAAAAAGCCACATCACCGGAACAGTTTTCAACAAGCAGGACATTGACCGGATCCATCTGCTGCAAAAGGGTAAGTGCGCGTGCTGCCACATCAAGATCGGCAAGAAGTTTGAGCGTGACCACATTATTCCGCTCGCGCTAGGCGGCACGAACGATCACTTTAATATCCAACTTCTATGTTCTCCGTGTAACCGAACTAAATCTGCGAAGCACCCTGTTGACTTCATGCAAGAGCGCGGATTTTTGCTCTAGCCAATCAGCATTAGCCATTCAGAACCGCCTCCGGGCGGTTTTTCTATTTGTGGAGCATCAAAATTAAACGCGTCCAAGTTTTCGCGGGCCAGGTCCCGCTCGAAACCGATTTGCTTTCGACAAATAAGAACACGATGATCGCGCTCGGTCACGTTCTGCAGGACATGCTCGGCACCTCGACGCTGTTCTCTGGCCTCGGCTGCGTCCCGACGTCGCCAGCGGGCATGACGGTGAACGTCAACCCTGGCCGTGCGTACTCGCTGCAGGCCACCGACACTGGCGCGTACTCGTCGCTGACTGCAGATGCGCATCAGATCGTGAAGCAGGGCATTCTGCTCGACGCCGTGAACTTCGCCTGCCCAGCGCCGACCACCGCAGGCTTCTCGATCAACTACCTGGTCGAAGCGGCATTTCAGGAAGTTGACGGCGGCTCGACCGTGCTGCCGTATTACAACGCGGCGAATCCTGCCCAAGCCTTCAACGGGCCGAACGGCACCGGCACGTCGAACACCACGTTCCGCGACAACACGGTTCAGCTTCAACTGAAAGCGGGCACTGCCGCGACTACCGGCACGCAGACGACGCCTGCTGTCGATTCTGGCTTCACGGGCCTTTGGGTCATCACGGTGGCATTTGGCGCGGTAACGATCACGTCGGCGAACATCAGCCAGTTCACCGGCGCGCCGTTCCTCACCGCGCCGCTTCTGACGCAGATCCAGCAAGGCACTGGCGTGGTCGGTGTATCTCGCAATGTGGCGGCTGTTCAGACTACAGCGGCAGCGACGTTGACTGTAAATATTGGTCAAGTGCAGGTTGAAACGGTAGCGGGCCTTAAATACACCGTTCCATCGTTCAGCGCGACATTCAACGGCGCGACGGTCGGCGCGAACGGTATGGATACGGGAAGTATCCCCGCGTCAAGTTTCCTAGCGTTATATGCCATTTATAACCCGACCACGCAAGCCAGCGCGTTGCTTGCTTCTAGTGCTGCATCAACCCGGGCGGAAATTTATGGCGGCGCAAATATGCCCGCCGGTTATACGGCGAGCGCTTTGATAACGGTCGTGCCGACCAACGCATCGTCGCTGATTGTGCCGTGCGTAGTGATGGATCGGTCAGTCGACATTGCCAATGTCACCGCTATGTCAACGAACACGGTAGCGGCATCGCCGACGCAGGTAAACAATCTGGCCGTGCCGCCGAATGCCAAGAATTTCTCCGGACAGTTTACCGCCGGAAACACATCGGTAAGCACCGTTACACTCACGCTGTATTCCAGTGCGGCAAGCACGGGAGCGCAGACTGTTGGTATCGCGCTGACCGCCTCTGGGTCCAATTCGCTTGCACTCACGCGACTCAAACTTAGTACCGCGCAGCGCATGTTTTACTCCGCAACAAGTACGGCCGGTACGCCTAACTACACTGTCGTCGTAAATTCCTACGAGATCTGATGATGGAAAAAATCTGGATGCAGTTCGTCGACGCGGCAATGACCGATCCGTGCGGATGGTCGTGGTGGGAGCAACCGCTCGAGACGTGGCAGTACCAAGCGGAAATCGATACGGCCGATCCGCGGTATGTCGCCTATTACGACAGCTCGCCCGATTGGGTGAAGGCGGCGATGCCTACCCCCGCCTAGTTCTGGTTGGCATCATCGGGAAGCGACGGCATTTCCCGAAGATAATGCGTCACACCATCGACGCTCCAGTTCGGCCGCTTCACGTCATAGAAATATTCGCGAAGTGTCGCGACGACCATTTTTCCATGCGCAATGCATACATAGTCCTTACATGTGCTGGGCGGGTTCGTTTCTGCGTTAATCCATTCCATTTTTCTCTCGCCATTCCTATGATGGAACCGGATTTTGCCACAGCCACGGCCAAATGGTCAGAATCGATACTTCACCATCAGCACATCCGCGCCCGACCAGATGGCTGGCGAGTGCGCTGAGTCGAAGCGGGTGGGGAGCCAGTAGTGCTGGTAGGACAGCGAGAGCGGGCCACGCCCAACGGACAAGCCTACGACCTTGCCGAGTTGCCATGCGTGCGGCGTATCGGCATGGATAGTTGAAGTCGGCACGCCCGGCCCCGGCGCCCAGTTGTAGACAGTTACGTCCCAATCAGGACGATAGGGATACAGACCAGCCTCGGCCCCAAGGCGCCATCCTTGGTATTTGAAGTACGGCTCAACGGTGATCGAAATGCCTTGCGCGTTGCCGTTGCCCACGAAATTCGCGTCCGGCACGTTATAGAGGCCGAGTTTCTGATGGGTCTTGGTGCTGTAGTTCTGGTCCATCGGCGTACACGTGCAGTCCGATGAAACGTGGCCGAGGCTCACGTAATTGACATGCCAATCGATGCCCCACGATTCACGGGTGTAGAGCGGTCCCGTGAAGCCGGCTGACAGCACCGGCGCGCTCAACCCGAGTTGATGCGGCATGCCTTGCTGATACCACGTGTTATCGCCCTGGGTGCCGTATCTGGAAACACCCGCGCCGAGTTCGAGATGCACGTAGTCGGTGATGCTGTCAGCGCTCGCGGTAGTCGCTGAGAATGCTGCTGCCAGTTCGATTACTGCCGCCATGAATTTGGCCGTACGCGCCGACCGATTTGCTTTGATGATGTTCATTTCTTCCCCCAGTGGTTGGTATCACTTCTGGAGAAACGATACTATCAAAGTATCGTAAAGGCAAGAAATTTGTTTCGCCCGGCTGCCATCAGCCGATCACCCAGCCGCCCGCGAGGCGGCTTTTTCTTTTTGGAAGCCCGATGGATCTCAACGTTTTGAACAGTTGGCTGCTCGCAGCCGCGACCTTGGCCGCTGGCGGTATCGGGTGGCTATTCCGATCCGCGTATGCGCGCATCAGCGCGAACGAAAGGGCGACGGCTGCGCTAGCGCTGCACGTCGCTGAGGAATACGTGTCGGTCAAGCGCTTCGAGGCATACAGCATTCGCTTCGACGAAGTCGCCAAGGTGATCTTCGAGAAGTTGGACAACGTTCGGGACAAGCTCGATAAAAAGGCGGACAAGGAATGACCATCACGCCAGCACTACTTCAGGTCGCATGTGGTGCGAGCGCCGCCAATGCCGCCCGATTTGCAGCCCCCTTGCAAGCCGCCTGCGATCGCTACTCGGTCAACACGCCCGAGCGGCTCGCCGCGTTTCTCTCGCAAGTGGGCTATGAGTCCGCCGGCCTCTCGGCAACGGTCGAGTCGTTCAACTACGGCGTGCCGGGACTGATGGCGACGTGGCCGCGAAAGATGCCGTTCGCGCTGGCCAGCACGCTCGGCCGGCAGCCGCGCGAAACGGTCGTGCCGCTCGCGCGTCAGCAGCGCATCGCGTCGATCGTGTACGCCAATCAGTACGGCAATGGCGACAGTTCGACCGGCGACGGTTGGCAATACCGCGGCTCGGGCCTGATCCAACTGACGTTTCACGACAACTTCGCCGCGTTCGGGCGCGACATCTCGCTCGACCTGCTGAGTTCGCCCGACAAGTTGCGCGCAGACCCGGCGCTCTGTGCGCTGTCCGCCGGCTGGTTCTGGATCGAGCACGGCTGCAACACGCTGGCTGACGCTGGCGCATTCGACAGCATCACGCGCCGGATCAACGGCCCGGCGATGAAAGGCGCGGACGGACGAGCTGCGCTCTATGCGGCCGCAAAGCACGCGCTCGGCATCTGACCATCAACCGCATTCACACAGGCCGCCTACGGGCGGTTTTTTTACGTCTGGAGCTTTATGAGCGTCCAAGAAACGCACGAACTGAAAGACACGCTCGCGGCTGACTACTTCGTGCCCGGCCATGATGCGCGCACGACTACGGCGCTGTTTGAGCACACAAAGAAGCTGCTGATCGAGCGGGAAGGCGGCCGATGCTTCATCACCAACATGACCGCAGAAGAACTCGGCGCGCCTCTACAAGCACATCACCATCCCGTCGAGCGCTGCTTTGCGACCGCATGGGACTGGCCGCGTTTTGCCGGTGATTGCAAGGCGGGAAAGTGGGGGCCGCACGCGCAGGCGTTCGATTGGGATTCGTTCCTGAACGCCAAGCCGTTTGACCCGTACCGCTTTGTCGACGACATGACGGTCAACGGCATGTTGCTCGGCGCGGGCCCGCACATCGGCAAAGACCAGGGGCTGCACAGATTGCCGTTCCCAGTGTGGCTGTTCACGAAGTATGCCGTCGAGGGCTATCAATTCTCCCCGACAGAAGTCATCCATCACGACCAAGTTTGAATACAGCCCGCCCCATCGCGGAATTTTTTCGTCCATAGGGAAAGCACATGGCCTCGAATCTCAAGTACAGCGCAGCGCTCAAAACGTCACAGCAGGCCGCGATCTCGACGGCCGCTGGCGCATCTGCAGTCCTCACCCTCTACAGCGGCAGCCAGCCTGCATCGCCAGACACGGCGGTAACATCGCAAGTTGCGCTCTCGACGCACACGTGCGCGGCCACGTTCGGCAGTTCATCCGCTGGCATCCTGACTGTCGGCGCGATCGCCAATGGCACCGGGACGGCTGGTGCTGGCGCAGGCACTGCGGCCACCTGGTATCGCCTCACGACTTCGGGCGGCACGGCGATCATCGACGGCAGCGTCGGGACCTCGGGCGCTGACTTGAACCTGACCGGCACGACCAGTATCGCGACGGGGCAGCAAGTAAGCATCTCGGGCTGGACCATCACTAACGGCAATTGAATGTAACCGGAGGCGCGCATGGGCAGCCTGTCCGGCTCGACAACAATTCTCGCCGGCACCGAGACATTCAACCTTTCGTCTCCTGCGCAAACCGACTGGATCGAGTATCACTCGGTAACCACGCCTAACCGGAAAAGTGGCGGCGGCTCGACAATCGGCCTGGCTACCGTGCTGGGGTCCGGCGTAACGCTGGGCACATTCACGTTTGGTATCGGCTATACATGGACAGACGGTACGCCCCAGGCGTCAGGAACGGCCGTCACAGAGGGTATTGCTGAACAGGCTACGACGCCAGCTGTCGGGCAGGGATTTCAGTTCACGCTGCCGGCTGATACGACCTCTCGCACGGTCACGATATATTGGGGCGGCAATAGCTGTGCAACCCAGCTAGTAGCGACGCTATCGGATGGGAGCGCGACGGCGGTCACGCACACGCCTACAGCTACCGGCGCGGGCAATCCGGGTTATTACAGCACGACGCTAACCTATGCGGCCAACGCTGCTAGCCAGACGCTTACCATCGCGTGTACCGTCAAGACGTTGCAATCAGGCGGCAATACCTGGCTCGGCGCGGCTAAATACCTCGCCTCTGCTGCGACGGTGACGGGCGCGGCGGCTAGCACGCAACAATCGAATGTCTCGACCGCTTCGGCATCTGTCGGCGTCTCGGCTTCGGCGGCAAGCTCGCAGGCATCCAACGTTAGCGCTGCAAGCGGTAAAGTTTCCGTTTCAGGTGCCGCGGCATCTACGCAGACAAAGAACGCGAGCGCGGCATCTGGCGTCGTGATCGTCGGCGGCGTTGGTTCGTCGAATCAGGCCGCTAATTCGAGCTCGGCATCGGGCCTTGTATCGGTTTCTGGCGCCAGCGTTTCTACGCAGCAAACCAACGCAAGCGCAGCCTCGGGCGCAATCAAGGTTTCCGGTTCTGCATCCAGCACGCAAGCGCTGAACGTCTCGAGCGCTTCGGGTGCAATCGGCAACGTCGCGCAAGGCAGTGCGGCTAGCACTCAGGCTGCGAATCTTTCGGCGGCGACTGGCGCGGTTTCTGTATTTGGATCGGGCCTGTCGACGCAGGCCGCGGCAATGTCGTCTGGCGCAGGCACCATCGCTGTAAGTGGCGCTAACGCCAGCGCGCAGAACCCGAACACGGCTCTCGCATCTGGGGCTGTGACTGGGCCAGCCTCGGCAAGCACCTCGAAGCCGGTCCAGTTCGTTGTGCCAGCAGAGCGGCGATCAGCATTGGTGGCAGCCGAATCAAGGCGCTTTGTCCTGCCGCCAGAAGCGCGGCGCACGTCAGTCAGCGCGGAGTCGCGCCGCTTTATCGTCCCGCCGGAAAAGCGGCAGACGACCGCAATCTGACCTTACACAGGGAATTCCATGATTCTTCTCGCGCCGCTGCCGACAAAAGCGCCGGCCGCTGTCCTCGACTACCAGATGGACTGGACAAACTGGCTGGCATCAGGAGAAACGATCCAGGGTGAGCCTGTCATCGCGGCCGATGCCGGGATCACAGTCAATCCGCCCGGCACGACACACACCATGTCAGGCGCAGTTGTCACCTTCTGGCTTGGCGGCGGCGTCAGCGGAACAACGTACAACGTGACGGTCACGATCACGACAAACCTTCGAGTCGATAGCCGAACGATGCAGGTTCCGGTCGGCCCGCGGCTTCTGCTTGGCGTGTCGTCGTAGTCGAGATTCACTGCCGCAAACTTCAGCCCGCTTCGGCGGGTTTTTTCTTGCCTGGAGCATCCATGACTCAAAATTCTGCAGTAGTCACCGGTGGCGTCGCAATCTCGACCGCCACCCTTATGCCCGCGGTCGAGTGGGCGCTCGGTCTCGCGTTCCATGTGCCGGTGCCGGCCAGCGTCTCGGCGCTCGTCGCTGGCGTGCTCGCCTCGGGCGCGCATGCCGCGCTGAACTACATCGTCGCGCGCGTCGCCGCCAAGCAATCCGTCGTCCCCGCGCAGTAATCACCCGCCGCGTCGCGGCACTCTCTGGAAATCCACATGAAACGCTTTCTCATGCTGCTCGCGGCAGGCCTTGCCGCGCTCGCACTCGTCGCATGCGCCACGGTGCCGCAAACCCCCGCACAGATCGCCGCGCGCGCGTGCCCGCTATTGACCGATGAAGTGTCGACGCTGGCGCTGGCTGGCCTGTTCACCGGCGGCGCACAAGACACGTTGACCGGCAAGATCCAGCCGGCCGTCGATAAAGTGTGCTCGGCATCGTCGACCGTGACGCAAGTCAGCCTGCAATCGCTATCGAAAGACGTCGCGCCGCTACTCATCGACCTCGTCAACGCCTCGCAGCTCGCGAAGGACGACAAGACCAAGGCCGTGCTGGTGATCGGCACCATTCAGGCGATGATCGACACCGCGCTGGCCACGGTCGTGCCGACGTCGGCCGCGCCGGCAAGCGGGGCGGTCGCATCGTGAGTGCTTTCCTGACTGAATTGCAGATGGAGAACGCGACCGGAAAGGATGACGGGCATTGGCGCTTGATCGCGCCGCTCGTCTATCAGTCCGACGTCGCTGGCATGACCTTCACGGTGCCGACCGGCTTTATCACCGATCTGGCATCAGTGCCGCGCGTGCCGATCGCCTACCTGCTGGCCGGCGGGACGTCGAACGAGGCGAGCGTCGTCCACGACTTCATCTATTCGACGCATCCAGTGCCGCGTAACGTTGCCGACGCTGTGCTGCGCGAGGCGTCGGCTGTCACGGGTGTGCCGGCGTGGCGCCGTTGGCTGATGTGGGCTGGCGTAAGGATCGGTGGCGGCGGATCGCACTGGAACGGCGTTGTGGCCGCGAAGTAGGGCTGCGCCTAGTCGAGCCGACCGTTTTTCAGGCCGTCTTTCGCCAGGCGATACCCGCGGATGGCGCTTACCAAGAGAAGGGCGGAAAGAGCGCCCAAAAACGAGAACAAAAGCGTAGTCAAATCGCGCATCCACCTTCTCCAAGTTATGCGGCGCTGGGTTGCCTTCGTGGCAGTCAGCGCCCACTGGCGCACATCATCTGCCCGCACTAGCGGCACGTCAATCGGCGATCCGCCGAAAATATTTATCCAACATCCGCTTGAAGTATCTGGGCGACGCGCGCTCGCTAGGAAGCTTGCGTCGTAATGTCATCACTGCAAATCCTCGCGTCTGTAGCATCCCTTCCTCCCAGCCTACGCAAGTAGCGGCGCAATAAGTCATCGTCAGGTATCAAAGATACTATAAAAGTATCGAACTAGCAAACACGTTCTCCGCGTCGGCTACTTCCTTCCGAATCCCAAAGCTGCCGGCCTGCTGTACTCCGCATACTTGACCTTCAGCCAATCACGCGACCGGCCGCGCTGGTAGGTCGAGTCGAGCCGCTTTGCGACCATACCTTCAAGGTCAAGGCTCTGCGCCTGCCCAAAGACAAACTCGCCCGCACCCCGTACGCCACTAGCGTAAATCAGTGTCTGCGTGTCATCAAATGAGTCTCGCAAACGCTCCTTGCGTTCCAGCAGCCACAGGCCGCGCAGATCCTCGCCGTCGATCGACAGAGTATCGAACACATAGAGTCGCGCCGGATCAGTCTTGGCCGCAGCTTTGACATTTTTCGCTGTTCTCGTGACGGCTCGGCGCTGTAGCCTCTCGAATGACGGTCTGCCGCCCGCATCGTCAACGGTCAACTCCGCATCCCACACGAAGTCGCCCGGAACGGCTGTGACCGCGGCAACGATGTCGGGAAACGAACCATTGAACGCGTTGCCGTTGCGGCTTATCAGATCGACGCGCTCGCCGAGCTTTTGAATGAGGCAGCGGAACCCATCGTACTTGATCTCGAACAGCCACTCCGGATCGGAGAACGGGCGCTTGTGAAGCGTCGCGAGCATCAAGTCCGACGCATCCATGTCAGTCGGCGTCCGCCCATCGGACCGGCGCAAGCATCGGCTTTGTCGTGTCTATCCCCGCACTCTGCAGCGCGGCGTCGATCGTTGCCACTTCCTCGGTGAAATCCAGCTTCCAGGTCTCGCCCTCACTGGTTGCGGCCATTCCATTGTGGATGACAAGCGTGTAGCGGGCGATCAGGAGCGCATGGATTACTTCGGGCTGCTTTGATAGGTCATCGGGTCTTTGGGTCATGGCCGCCTCCTGCTGGATGCTCCAGCATTGGGCGTGCCTCGTCATCGGCGCCGGTGGCCCGCACCCAATAGACGCAGCCGCGTTCGGGCTGCGCTTGCACCTGTCGGCCACCTCGCAGGCAGAGCGCGTGTGCGCCGCCGGCGACGTCTCCGCCCCAATGTTCGCAGAGCCTGCACGGCCGATCGTCGGAATCGTCGAATAGTCCCATGGCGAGATTTTAGTAACCTCCCACCCACGTCGCGGCGGGCGGCTGCCTTATGAGGCGGCTGCCTTCGTGCTGGTGAGCGCCCATACGAGCGACGCGACCCATCCGATGAATGTCCAGCCGAGGAAGATGTTCAGCGCGACGATGGCGCCGTAGTTGTGGTGCTCACGAGCGCGCGCCACGATGGACGGCACGAAGTACAGGCAGGCCAGAATAACGAACAGAATGATGCCGCTCATGATGATCCCCCGGAACGATTGAATGTTTTCCGGCAGACTACCGCCGCGCTGCCTCGGTGGCAAGCAATTCAATGGGTGCGCGCCTCCGGATTGTGCGGCACACTGCACCGGCCATTTCACGCGGTCCGCCTTGACTGGCGGGCCTTTGCGACGTGGTACATGGTGCAGTTGTACCAAGATAGCGCCGGCGGCGCAGGCACGCGCGCGCCGCAGCGGGTCGCCGAGAGAAATAGGAGAGGGGAGAATCTGGAAGCGGATACAATAAAGCCGGCAACGGGTGGCCGGCTTCCTTGTTTTCCTGCTTGATCGGATTGAGACTGTACCGAATTCGTACCAATCGCCCGCAGAGCCTTATTCTATAAGGGTGCTTGGTGCCCAGGAGAGGACGCTAATCTGGTATCCGTTCTCCGCAAAACCCGATGAATCCGTGATAAACGCGTACTATCATGGTATCATTTGGCCTAATTCGACAGGCGACTGTACCATTTACTGTACCAAGAGACAGAGCGGTCGCCAAAACAAGGAACCGAATATGGCGACGTACCAGAAACGGGGCGATAGCTGGCGCGCGATCGTGCGCAAGGCTGGCCACAAGTCCATCAGCGCATCATTCGACACGAAACCCGAGGCAGTTGCCTGGGCGACGGCGACCGAGGCAAAGATCAATGAGGGCGGCTCGGTCGCCGACGACAACTCCATCAGCTTACCGACCGTCGCGCGCATGCTGACACGGTACGCGCTCGAAGTGAGCCCTCTGAAGCGCGGCGAGCGGTGGGAGGTCATGCGACTCGAGATGCTGGTCCGCAACTTCAAGGTGTTCCAGAAGCCGGTGTCACGCTTCAGCCCGCAGGACATTGCCGACTGGCGCGATGAGCGGCTCGGCGTGGTGTCGGCATCGTCCGTCAATCGCGAGCTCAACCTTATTTCAGCCGTGTTCACGACTGCAATCAAGGAATGGCGCATGCCGCTCAAGGAAAACCCGGTCCACCTGATCCGCCGGCCAAAGAGCGCGCGCCCACGCAAGCGCCGTGTCGACAACGCCGAAGTGCAGATGATCTGCGGCGCGCTCGGCTGGGACATGAAAAGCGCGCCGGAAATCTCCAAGCACCTGATCGCCTGGTCGTTTGCGTTCGCGGTCGAGACGGCGATGCGCCGCGGCGAGATCCTGAACATCCGGCGTCGAGACGTGCGCCTCGGCGAGCTATGCATTCGGCTGCATCAGACCAAGAATGACTCGGCGCGCGATGTGCCGCTCTCGACGCGCGCCATTGAGTTGCTCGGGATGCTGCCGTCAGGTAGGCCCGACGATCATATCGTGCCGGTCAATGCCGGCTCGTTCGATACGCTGTTCAGGGTGGCGAAAAAGAGTGTCGGCCTCGATGATCTGCACTTCCACGATTCGCGCCGTGAAGCCGCGACGCGCATGTCGAAGTTGCTGCCGAACGTTTTAGAACTGTCTGCTGTGACGGGCCACAAGACCCTGAAGATGTTGCAAATCTACTACGAGCCGAAGGCGGCCGATCTGGCCGCCAAACTTGGTTAGACTACGGTGGGCGTCCTTCGCGGGCGCCCGCGCTTCGCAGTCGCCGCCGGCGCGCTCTGCGCCACTACCCAATCCATCACCACTGACGGAACCCAACGCGGCCGACCAAGGCCCGCGACGCGCGGCGGCAGGCTGCCGGGTTTCTTCGTCACCATCGACTGAACCGACGTCGGGCTGTAGCCTAAGAATTTCGCCAGTTCAACGTGCGTCCAAAGTTCTTCCATTCTCAATCCCCTAGAGCCTTTCTAACTGCATCGGGCACGCTTGCGTGCATCGGCAGACCGTCATCTTCGTAGTCGTCAATCATTGCCGCGATCTCGCCGAGCGCCTTGAGCGCCTTGAGCGCCTGGTCTTGCCAGTAGTCGCGCGAGCGCGTTATGTCTTCGAGGTCGCGCGTGTAGCTGACGCGCGAGTCGATCGCCTCTGAAAAGATCGCATCGCAGCGATCCTTCAGCGGGCATTCAGGTGTTGGTTGCTTCATCGGGAACCTCGCGGGCCTTCAGCGGAAGGTTGAATGCCAGATCAACTTCTTCCGGATTAAGGTAGATAAATGGAAAGATGCGGATTCCGCCTTTTGGGTTATCGAGCTTAGCCATTACAATGCCGCCGTCCAATGTTGCGAGAACGGTGCATACTTCCGATCTCATCCAAGGCCGATTTTTTAACGTAACTCGATCGCCTGCCCTGAAGTTTCTCGATGTCATGCTGCAATCCTCTCCGGTTGTGCCGCACGCGGCGCCGATCCGATTTTACGGCCAATCCTTCGCTCAACTTCCGCCAGCACAGCGCGCGTTTCGCCGACTGTCGCAATCTCCATCTGCGCATCGTGAATCCGCAGGCCATGCTCGATAGCTGCCATCCCGTCTCCATCGAACGCCCATCGCCCTGACGCATCAGCGCGCACCTTCGCGCGTCGAATGCCTTCCAGTGCGCGGAGTAGGGCGGCCAGATGCTCCTTGCCCATTCCCTGCTCAGCAAACACGACCGCGATGTTCGTCATGCATGCCAGTGTCGACCAGCTTTCCTCGTCGCCGCGGCCCGAGCGCATCAGGTCGAACGCGACGTGGTACGCAATCCCGAGGTCGCGCATCTGCGCGTCGCTCAGCGGCTGCCGCGCGTGCCATCTGTCGCCTACACGGATCGCTGCCGATAACGACCGGCGCGGGTCATACTTTCGCTTCGTCTTTCCGTTGCCGGCCATCAAATTCCCCAATCCGTCCTAGTTTTCGCAATAATCCGTTCAGCTGCTTCGATCACGTCTCTGTGGCTCCAGAAAGGGCGCGGATAGCGGCAGCGCATTTCTCACTCGATTTGCTTCGAGCAATCGCGTCCGATTCAGCTTGACGCCGGCTTATCTCGTCGCACGCCTTCGCACTTTCCTCCAGCGCCGCGCGGCGGGATGCTTGCCATGCCTCCCATGCCCATTGAACCTCATCGCGCTTGTACCGATCCCCGTCACGGTTGGCCTTGGCTTCGGCGAGTGCCGCGTTGCGATACATCGACGGAACATCACGGCACCAGTGCGCCTCAAACTTTTCTCGATCGCTCATTCTGTGGCTCCGCTTGCGGGAAGGGCGGCGGTCAGTAGGGCGCGGACTTTTTGAAGCGGGGTCAGTGCGTCGATCACTTTTCCGTAGACAAACAGCGCCCATGCTTCGTCAGTGCGGAATTGGTCGCGCGGCTTGCTGTACGCTTCGAATACGCGTTGGAAACCCTTTTCGAAGTCATCCGTCAGCGCCCGCTCCGTCTGTGCTGGCTGCTTGTCACGATATTTCATAGCGAAGCAGTTGCCACACACGCCGGGATCGTGCGCCGTGATGCCGTCTCCGCATGCTTGGCATTCGGGCTCCTTGGCCTGCGACAGTCTCAACCATGCGTCGTTTGCCTTGACCAGTTGCGCTTCGAGATCGGCAATGCGCGCGTTCGCGGCTTCGAGGGCGGCATTCGCTTGGCTCATGGCGGCGTCAGACGCTTCGAGGGCGGCGCAAGCCTCGTGCATGCATTTCGATGCGTTGAACCCGTAACCGAAATTGGCCCATCGGCGTAGGCGTTGGATCAGGTCAGTCATTCTGTCTCTCCGCTTGCCGGACGCGCGGCGGCACGGGCTATCTCGATAGCCTTTCTGGCAATTTGCCGGTATGTCGTCTCGTTCACGACCCCTTCCAGAAAATCAAACTTGTCGTAAATCTCCTGATCCGTCAGCGCCCGCGTCTGCTCCACTGGTTGCGGGGATGCGGCGGTCAGCACGCGTTCCGCTTGCGCCTTCATACGATCCAGCACGTCGATCTGTTTTTGCCAATACAACTCGTCAGATCGGGTTGTCTCGTTCGACGCCTTTACTTCAAGGCATGCAGTACGAAAATCATGGTGATGGCTCACCACGTCCATGAGGCATTCGCGCGCGTCAACGGTCAGCGCCAGCTCATCGTCCAGTACCACGGCAGTCGGAGAGGGCTGTGGCTCGCCTTCGTACACGAGCGGGCGGCACACGAAACCCTCGCTGTGACTCTTTCGCTCGAATGAAACGATTCGCGCGTGATCATCCGGGTAAGTGGCATGCTCGTACACATACGCCACCGGCTCCGCCATCCCCGGCGCATCTGCCGCTTTGCTCTCCAGCGTATCGGTCCAGAAGCCCGAAGCGACCAGCCCATGGGCAGCAGTCGCTGTCGGAGTAAGCGAGTCGCCGACCGCGATCACCTCAAGGGCAACGCGCATCGCATCGAATTCCTGCTGAGTCAGCGTGACCGTCTCTGCCGCTGGGGCGGCTTGCAGTGCGGCGCGTGCTTGCCATGCCTTCCACGATTCCTCATGGAACCACTGGCAATACTCGCCGTAGCGATCCGATCCTTTTACGTCGCGCCGGTACATGATCGCGTCGTGGATTTCCTTGCGATACCACGCCTCAAACGCCCCGCGCTCTGTCTGCGCAGGTGATGGCGCGGCAGGGGATGCGGCGAGTATGTCGCCGACGAGTTCGCGCAGAATCGCGGAGGCGATACTTTCGTCACTCGATTTACAGACAACGCCGCCGAGGCCATCTTTTTCAACGACAGCCGCGCCGTCATCAAAGATTCGAATGCGCCAGCCAGTCGGCACCGCCACGACAGGCTTGCTTGCAGATAGCAGTTCGATCCGGTTGATAATCTCGTCGAACGCCATGGACGGCATCGTGAAATCGAATCGGCCCATCACATCGAGTAACCATTGTGATTTAGTCATTTGCATATTCCCGGCTTCGGGCCTGTTGGGGGTCGTCGTCTGCTTCCTGTTGGGATGGGTCAAGGCCTGCTCCTTCCGGCATGGACCAGACCCACAACCGACAGAGCAGTGAATATCGCTGATTGCGCAAACTCGAACGGCGCTCACGATTCCTGCTCTCCGCCAGATGCAGCGGCAATAGCTGCGTCGTCCATAAACGCGTCGAGATACCTGCGTACGCCGTCCATCATTCCCAATCCGGGCTCTGAGTTGGGCCTAAAGATCGCATGAAGCTCCCGAACTTTTCCCTGCTTGTCGAATTTGAGATCGCAAGCATGCGTTCGGTGGATTAGCGTTCGCAAAATCTCAGCGTCGCGCGTCTCTGCCATCGCGGGAGCGTGGGTAGCGGCGAGAATTTCTCTCACGCAGTCGTAAAAGTCACCCCAATAGAATTCAGGTGATGACTCGCTATCTGGCTTGATCCACTTGCGCGCGATCGCGGTCCAATGCTCGACAGTCGCGCCGTCTGTCTGCGGAGGGGTGGCGAGAGCGGGCGCAGCGATATGTCCGCAGTGTGCGCATTGACCCTCTTCGGTATCGGGCAGCCCGTCGCGGGATGCGGCAAGGATGTTGTCGAGCATCTGCTTGGGATCGCCTGTTTCGAACCGGGCGCGCAACGCAGCGCGAGCCAGCTTGGTGTCTTTCCAGACCCGGCCATCGGGCGCGGTTACGGTCCATTGAGCTTCGATCGGCGCTGCTGTATCAGTGGTCTTCATATGTCCTCAGATGTCGATTGATTCGCGCGAGGCGCGGATGGGGTGGAGGTTTTCGACTGCTTCGATGCGCTCGCCAATCCAGCGCATGACCGGAACCGCCATGCTGTTGCCGAGCGCCTTGTAGCGCGGCCCGTCAGCAGCGGGCTTGCCGCGCACGTTGATCAGCGTGTAGTCGTCAGGGAATCCCTGTAGCCGCTCGCATTCCATGGGCATCAAGCGCCGTACAGCAGACCCAATCTGAACGCCGGGGATCTGCTCTTTGACAAGCGCCGACGAAACCGGGCCACCGCCAAGGGTGGTTTGCTTTCCGCCCGCTTGCCAGTTGAGCGCCACCGCGCCGACACCAATTCCAGCGCGGCCACCGTTCGGCGTGAGAATTGCATTCGAGGTGCCATCTTGCCGATACTCGAGTTGATGCGTGTCTCCGCGGCCTCGAATCGCAAGCGTATATGGCTCGCCCACAATGAGCGTTTCTGTCTCTGCGTCAATCCGCTGATTGGATGTGGTTAAGGCGCGGGCTATGGCCGGCACGATATTCACGTCATCTTCTTGTCGTCGTCCGGCATACCCGCCTTTGCCACTGCTTTCAGCGCCTCTAGTAAGGGTTGCGGCAACCCTTTGCCCCGCTTCGCGGCGCGGCGCAGGATGCCCGAGCAGGCTTTCGCGCTCAAAAAGTACCGCTGCGGCACGTCGCCAGTCTCCAAGATGTCCGACAACGAACACACGCCTTCGTCTTTGAGGGACGGCGCGAGCGTGTGATTCCACTCGGACGTACTGAGCGTCAAGAACGCGGTAGGCGAACCCATACCCGAGTTCTGCCAGCCCTCCGAGGAGGGTTCCAAAATCCCTTCCGCCGTTTGATGACAGGACACCGGGGACGTTTTCCCATACCAGCCAGCGGGGAGCGTAGCGCTCAGCAATGGCAAGATAGGTGAGCATGAGGTTGCCACGCGGATCAGCCAGTCCCTTTCGGAGTCCAGCGACGCTGAAGCTTTGGCAGGGAGTTCCGCCGACGAGAAGATCGATAGTTGCATCCGGCCATTCCTTGAATTTCGTCATGTCGCCCATGTTCGGGACGTCGGCGTGGTGATGGGCTAGCACGGCGGACGGGAACGGCTCGATCTCGCTGAGAAACTGCGCACGCCATCCGATGGGCCGCCACGCGCAGCTCGCCGCTTCGATGCCAGAGCAGACGCTTCCAAAGTTCACGTTAAATTTCCTCTTCGCGCAGCCACTGCGCGGCGTATGGGGCGGTATCGTTGTAGTACGCACCGGGCATTTCAGTCTCAAAAAGAGCCGCCCATGCTGGCACGGCTAAACACACACGCGCGGTTCTTGCCGCACGGATCTTTAATTGACAGCTGAGCAGCCAAGCTATAAGTCGACCGCTCGCTCATGCCGGTGAAACGCCGCATCGCCTACGTCAGCGGGCGGGCATAATAAGAGGTGAATCGGCTTCGTTTGCATTTCGGTTTCCTTCCCTTCTTTTTGTTGTGATGCTGTTATGGGCTCTACGATACCAAGAAAGTATCTTAGATTGCAAGGAAATATTTGGCTATTTCCGCACAGTCATGCAAAGTTCACGAAGCCGCTTGTTCTTGGCGTCATATCCGGTGAGCGAGTTGCGCATCCATGCGGGCGTCTCGGCGCGCGTCGTCTTGCGCTCGACTGCCTCGCGTAAGGCGTCGCCTTCGAGCAGGGCGTACTTCACGCGCGAATGGCTGGTAGCGTTGCGCCAGACGACGCCCTTCTCGACGAGTGCATGCAGCGTGTCGCGCACGGCCGCGCGGGGCGCTCCGACTATAAGGTCGAGGATTTCGTCGAGCGTGTACTCGTAGTTTTCAACCATGGCGCTGATCAGATCCTGCGGCGCGACGGTTTCGGGCTGGCGCCCTTTGCTGAATGCCATGTTTTTCATGCGGCTTCCTGTTGTTGTTCGATTCCCATCTTCCGGGCCCGCACTGGCGCCCATCGCTCGTATGCCGCATCCCACGTTGAGAACTTCGCTTCGCGCGGTGCCGAACCCTGATCGATCCATGCATGGCACGCGAAGCAGCCGGGCACGGTGAAGATGTGCTGCGCCTTCAATGCGCCGCCCTTGCCGTGCTTCGACTGGTTGGAATGGCATGGCACGACGCTTTCGCTTCCCCATCCGAATGCCTGGCAGACTCCAGATACGCGCAGGTAGCACTCCTCACCTTGGCAGGCGGACAAATACTTCGATCCGTCAGCCACGGTCGGCTTCTTGCGTGCGCGCTTCTTCATCGGCGTGCGCTGCAATTCCTTGCCGGCGCTTCGGAAGCTGCTGAAACCGGCGTCAGCCTTGCGAGCGAACGCCGTCCGTTTCATCGGCGATCGCTTCATCGTGCAGCCTCCAGCAGCCCGGCGAACGGATGCGCGCAGCCGTTAGACGCCGTGCGTCGCGCCTTGTAGACGCCGCTGTATTTGCGGTAGTGGCGTGCCGATGCTTCCTTGCGTGCCTCGGTGCGATCCGGCTCGCGTTTGTCCCGCTTGTCGCCAGCGCGATAGACGGCGCCCCACAGCCCGCTCGTTCCTATCGCTCGCTGCCAGTCGCAGATGTGGACCAGCTTCGGCGTCGCCGTGTGCATGGCGCGCAGATAGCGGCGGATGCCGGTCTCGTTGATACCGACGAGCGCTTCGAGTTCTTTGGCAGTCAGCTCGTCGTGATCGAGCAGCGCCAAAATCTTGCGGCGCGTGTCGTAGCGCTTGCTGTTGGGGTTGAGCTTGCCGGTCATGCTGCAAGTTCCTCATAGCCAGGCGGCACGCTCAGTTGCACGTCGTTCGTCGTAAGCCATGCCGTGACGTACTCGATCAGGCTGTTCATGCGGCGCACGCCCATTTGCGCGCTGGACTCACGGATGTTCACGAACTCGCCTTCGAGGCCCGGGATCATGTCGGCGCCGATTCCGCTTGCGATCGCATGGCCGCTGATGAACAGAACCTTCCATTGGGTGGGCGTCAGCTTGCGACCATGAAACGTGGCGTGCTTGGCTGCGACGCCGAAAAGATGGTGGAGCAAGGCGTTTTGATGGTTGCTGCGCGTCCGCTCTTGCAGGATCAGCACGTCGCCATCGGGCCGCCGGTTGACGGCATCCGCGGCTAATCGGCGGTTCTGGCTGTTGAGAAAAATCGTGAGCTTGTCCATTACGCATTCCCCCGCGTAACGGCCAGCGCTTGCTCGATGGACTCGACGACGTGTATCTCACCGGTCCATGCTGCGTGGAACTTCTCTTGATCGGGCGTCAGCCGGCGTTTGCTCGGGATCTTCTCGCCGTCCTTGATCTCGAGGAGGAACGTGCGTCCGTTGAACGCGACGACTAAATCGGGGAACCCTTGTCCTACCGTGTGCGTTGGGATGACGGCCGCGCCGAACTTGCGTAAGGCAGCGACAATTTCAGGTTGATTCCGGTCCGCTTTCGCTGCGTATTTCATGCGAGCAGCCCCATCTGTTCGTGCTTCACCGTGGGCAGCGCTTCGAAAAGCGACTCCTGACGCTGGGCGTCCTCAATGCGACGGCAGGCGATGTCGAAGTATTTCGGCTCCCGCTCGATTCCGATGAATGAGCGTCCAAGGCGGGTAGCTGCAACGCCTGTCGTTCCTGAACCCATGAACGGGTCAAGGATCGTCTCGGGAAGGCCGGCGATCTGGATGCACCACTCCATTAGGGCGATCGGCTTCTGCGTCGGATGAACCTTTCCGCCGTCCATGTTCTGCGGGCGCATACGGAAGATGCGCGCAACGGCGTCGATGTCCGTCCATGCAAGTTCGCAGTCGGCGAAATCGCGCCCTTCGTTTTGCTTGTCCCAAATCAGGAAGCAACGCGCCGGCGGAAGCTGAAAGTAATTGCCACCCCAATAGAGATGTTTGGCGCCGGCCGCCTGCATCAGCGATAAATGCGCCTCGCCGATCGGCGCGTCGTCCCAACTGTCGGCCGCAAATCCGCGTTCCTTGCTGATTCGGTTGCTTCTCGTGATGCTGATACCGTAGGGTGGGTCAGTGATAACAGCGTCGACGCGATCGAGCGTCGGAATGATCTCGCGCATATCACCTAAATACAGCGTGGCCTCGCCAATGATTTCTTTTCTCATGCTTTCTTGTCGCCCTTGATATAGGCCCATAGTTCTTTTTTTGCTGTCTCTGCCGCCGCATCGCCAGCCGCTTTGCGCACGCGCTCGACGATCTCGCCGGCCTTCGTGTAATTCCCGCTTCGCCCGTCGCGCACCGCAGCGAGGAAGCGGTTTAAGCACTCTTTCTGCGATCGCGCTAAAGTCGCATCCATGTCATCCAATCCGCTTTGGATAGCCGATCTGTGGTCTGTTCTGGCTTCGGCTTGTGCGCGTCGCAGTACTCGCGTCCGTTGTGCTGCCAGTGCGCCTTGACGCGCGGCCCGTTCTTTCTGCATTCGCAGCAGTACCGCCAGCCGCCGCGATCGACCATCGCCTTCGTGATTCGCTGCATAGCTCCTCCTTCAGCACCAGCACACGCTCGCGTATGCGACCGTTCTCCGGATGAACCATGCACCGCCGTCGATCCGGCCGTATTCGCTGTAAGCGTCGAACTTCACGAGGATCATGGTGTGCATGGCGGTTCTCCGTTACTTGATCTCGAGGCGCTGGCCGCGTACAAGGCGGCAGCCCGGCACTTCGAAGCCGTCTTTCAGCGCTGCGGCGATCAGCTTCTTGTCGGGTGCCGGCAGCGGTGGTACCGGCTCGGTCTTGTAGCTCGCCGGGATCAGCGACTCGTCGTCGATCTGAACGGCCGCCGGGTTGTCGCGGATCGCAAGCTTGAAAAACGGCGTTTCGATCTTCGGCACGTTCGCCAGCTTCATTCCGTCGAACAGGTACTGCTTCACATTCGACGCGCGGTTCTCCAGCGCCTTCGCGCGGTCGAGCATTGCCTTGGCGTGCGCCTTGATCTGCTCAGCCGTCGATTCCATGTTCTTGATGACGAAGCCGATGTTCTGCGCCTTCGTCGACAGGTCGCCGCTGATAGACTCCAGCGTGTCGCGCACTGTGGTTTCGTCCAGATCCATCTCGGCCAGGGTGTCGGCCGCGTCGCGGTACTCGCGGGAAATTTCGAACAGGTTCATTTTCGGCTCCTTCGCTTTAGTGGTATCGGTTCATCAATAATAGCGCAATCCGCTACTACTATGGTATCGGTTACGGATAAAATTTAGCTATGAGCGCTCGCGTCCGATCAATGCCTTCGAGTTCGCGGATGCGCACGATCGCCGCAAGGATGTCGCGCTGAGCGATTGCCACGTCCACTGCCGTCTGGGCATCGCGCAGCATGTCGCGCAAGTAGACGATCGGAACCTCGGTGACGGGCATGTCCTGGAATGCTTGCGCGCGAGCTGCGGCGCTGTCGATTGCTGCTGTGTTCATGCTCCACCTATCGGTTTGTCGAAAAGCGCGTCCACTTGGGCGCTCTGTTCTGCGAGTTGTGCACGCCGCTGCACTCTGTACGCGGCGACCCATGCGGCCGCCGTCCACGGATTGCCCAGTTCGCCGGTGACGCGGCGCCGCGCGTTCATCGCGCCGGCCTGCCGCCATGTGATTTCGACCGCGCCGAACGCGACCGCGAGCGCCTTCTTGCTGAGAGCGATGTCGTAGTGGCTGCCGCTCGTCTTTTCCGGGCTCTGCCACCACTTGCGCGCGACGCCGATCCGGTCGGCCATCGCGTGCAGTTCCTCGTCGGTGTCGGCCAATAGATGACACATCACCATCCGGCCGTACTTCGCGTTCATATCATCGACATAGACGGTCATGCTGCACCTCGCGCGCGGAGCATTGCATCCGCCAGTTCATATGCCGTGTGGGCGATTCCTGCGGCGCCATTGGGTCGGATCAGTCCGAGTTCATGCATGCCGGTGGCGATCATGTGGCATACACCACTCATCGCCTGAGCAGCGAAGTAGTCGCGCAGCGTCATGCCTTCGTGCCAGCCGACTTGCGGGCCAGTCTGCCGACCTTGGGGCTGCCCTTCGATCCAATCGCATTCGACCGGGAAGGCAGGGCCGCCGTTCTTGATCTCGCTCATTGCTCACCTCGCTTGCGGTCGCCGCGTTCATAGCGCTTTTTCGTATCGACCATGAAACGCTTGTAATCGGCCTTGTTTCGAAACGCTGCGATGACGTACCCTTGGGCGTCAGTCACGGTGTACGGGTTGTGCAGCCTGAATTCTTGGCGGCTAATTGACAGCGGCATTGTCGGAACATGGTCGCCGTCCTCGTATCCATACCAAACGTGGCCGTTCGTCATCATGCCGCCACCTCCTGCGGTTCGGTCTGGCGCAGCGTCACGATGAGGCCGCGGGCGCGGATGATGCGCTCGCGGAACGCGAAGCCGTCGACCGGCTCGCCGTTTTCTTCGCAGAGAACGACAATGCTGTTGAGCAGATCCAGCATCGCGGGCGCGGCGTTGCGCACGGCAGTATCGGCGGCTTCGCGTGCGCGGCGTTCGGCTGCTTCCCGCTCGGCTTGTGCGCGGCGCTCGGCGGTTGCCGCTTCTTCGGCTGCGCGACGCTTGGCGGACGCAACGGCTTCATCGGCACGCTGGCGGGCTGCTGCTTCGTCGGCGATGCGTTGGCGCTCAGCGTCGAGCTCGGCCTGCTGGCGCGCGATTTCGGCGTGTTGCTCGTCGATCTTGCGCTGCTCGGCTTCGCGTTCGGCGCGGCGCGTTGCTTCTTCTGCCTCGCGGCGCTCGCGGTCAATGCGCTCTTGCTCGGCGCGCTCTGCGGCGGCCACGCGTTCACGTTCCGCTTGCTCGGCACGCAGGCGCTCCAACTCCGCGCGCTCGGCGGCCAGTTGTGCGGCTTCTGCGGCGCGGCGCACGGCAGATGCATGCATGTCGCGCAGTTTGGCGAGAACATCGGTGCGGGTGACGTGCGCGGCGTCGATCTGCTCGTCGAAGTCGGTGGCGCTCACTTCGAACGCTTCCACGTCGGCGATGGCGTTTGCGATGCGATCCGGTGCTGCGTCCACCAGGTTGACTGGGATCGAGCGCAGTTCGTCGATCTTGCCGCGGATCTCGTCCTTGCGGCGCTGCGCGGCCTGCGCTTTCTCGCGGCGCTCGGCTTCAACGGCCGTATCCCATCCTTCGCGCAACTTCAGCAGGCGAGTTTCTTCCGGCTCGATGATCGCGACCAGCCGATCTTCCTCGGCGATCACGGCACGGCTGAACTTGGTCGCATCGTCGCGCGCATCCTTGCCGGCCTTCCGGATGTCGGTGCGGCGCGTCTTGAGCGTCATGTACGCGCCGTGCACCTGAGCGCGGCCGTCTGCATTCTTGATCGTCGTGATGTCGGCGGCCTGCTTCGCCAGTTCAACCAACGCCGGTTCGTGGTCGGCGGACCCAAGCGCCTTCGCTGCGCGCGCGATAACTGTCAGTTCTGTGCTCACTTTGCTCTCCTCGTTTTGCCGCGCCACTCGAAGCCGCCGATCCGCAGCGCCTCTCTGCTCACCTTGTGCTTGCACAACTCAGCGCCAGCCGGCGTCTGTGCCGTGAATCCCCATTTCTTGCCATCCCACCAACTGAACCATCGAACTACCTGTCGACCATTTGGCGGCCGACGCACTTCGTACGCGCCGACGTGCTTCGGCTTAATCGACTTCGCAAACCAATCACTGAATGTCTCCATTTCGATCCCCTCGTACGCCGCCGGCGCGGGCCAGCGGCGCGGTCGTTATGCGTTAAAAAGGCACGTCGTCGTCCATCGTTTCGAACCCGCCAGCAGTTGCGGGCGCGCGTTGCGCTTGACCTTGCGTCGGGCGCGCTGCGCGGTGACGCAAGGTCTGCACGAATTTGGCGAGTTGGGTGGCGGTGACTTTCTTGTCGAGGATCTCGCCGGCCATCAGTCCGTCTGCGGCGCGATAGCATCCGGCAAGCAGCACGCGAATGCCGACAGTGCCGTCGTTCTTCGGATAGTCTTCGGTGTCGAACAGCACGCCGATCGGCTTGCCCATGATTGCCGGGAAGCCTTCGACGTCCATGTCCTGACGGCTGCCCGTATCGCGGTTCCACTTCTTCACGCGGATCGGAGCTAGTTCGAGATTTCGAACGCTCAGGCAGGTCATGAGAGCACTGACGAGCTTCATGCTGCTTGGTATCTCTTTGCCTTGGCGGTCGAACGTCCAGATCGTGAACTGCGCCGCCTGCTTGTCGGCCGTCTCGAAGTCGAAGTCGATGCCGCGCGCGCCGTTCTTGCTGGTGACGTCCTCAGCGCGCAGGAAGGTTCCGGCGTACTGACCCGGCTGATCTACGCGGCTAAAGCGCTCATCTGCTTGGCGCGCGGCTTGGGTGTTCAATGCGTACATAAGTTCTCCTAATTGCTGATCGTGGTTTCAGAGTGCTCTGAAGGAGATTTCGCCAGTTAAGCGGCCTGGCGGATGCCGTAATACTCGGAAATGGCCTCGTCGACCATATTCAGATCGTTGTCGATGCGCTCGTCATCGAACAGGCCCATCGGGCTTTTGACCGTGTCGCGCCCGTTATTGCGAGTCGTGAACGTGTAGGTTCCGTCGACGACATCGGTCTTCAACACGATCGTGAACAGGCCTTCTACCGTAATTTTCTCGTCGAGGAGCTTGCCGATCGTCTTGGCTTTGGTGTGGCCGGATTCGAGCTGCTCGCTGTGCGTCAAAATGTAGACGCGCACGTCTTCGGGCAGGTTGTTCGCCGCGGTCAGAACGTCCCACGCGTGTTTGCCGATCTCGGTGAACTTCTGAAAGCCGGTTTCGGCACTTCGCCGCATGAATTCGTTTGCCAGCAAATACTGAAAGTCGTCGATCACGATCGTCTTGCGCTGCGTGCGCTGCATGATCTCAACGATGCGCGCGGCGTCGTCGGTCACGAACATGTTGCCGGCGGTGTTCTGCGGCGTGCGGTAGTCCCAACCCTTCGCGCGGAAGGGCAGGCGCTTACGCACGACCTGAATCAAAAGGGTCTGCGCCGGGTCCAGATTGCGCATTGAAGACGACTTGCCGGTTCCGCTTTGCCCGATCACCAACGTTGCTGTGCTCATCTCTGTTCTCCTGTTCGTACTGTTCGCGTTCTTCGCACTCGACTTGTTGCTGCCACTCAGCGCCGTCGTCCATGGCTACACCAGATTTGCTATGCTCACGACCAGCGCAGCCAGCGCCAGAAACAGCAGGGCAGTGCGGCCCGGAAACTGGTTCAGCGCGATGTCAATGCGGTCGGCAATCGATGGGCGGATGTGCTTCACGTCCGTGTTCTTCGGATACTTCGGGGATTGAAATGATCCCATAAAAGTATCGGTAGCGGGCAAATTTTTTCCGCCGTCAACTGACAGATCGGCGAGAAATCCAGTCATGGAACGTAATAAGCCTTTGCTGGCAAAGTTATGCGGTTTCATGGTTTCCTGTTCCTTCCGTTATGGTTGTGTGCTGCTGTGATTTAAGGATAGCGCTATGGTATCGCTTATGCAAGCACTTTCGCGATATTTTTTAGCGACGCTCTAGATCGGGGCTTCCTCGCGAGCAATCCAGCCGCGACGCTCGAACGCCGGGCGTAACTTCTCCATCGTCGCCAGGCGTAAATCGGCGATGTCCGGTGCGATCTTCGCGGCCACGCGGGATGCGGTCATCGGGTTGACGCCGCATTCGCGCGCCACGCGGTTCTGGCTCGGGCAGTAGCGTTCGCCGTAGATGAACTCGCGCATCAGCAGATTGCGGATCAACGAGCGATTCCGATTGAGCGATTCGAAGCGAATGATCAGCCGGTCGATGCCTGCCGCACGCTCGCCGTTCTCGCCGCCGTGCGTGGCGTCCAGCAGGGCGCGTTGATCGATGGACAGATGCGACTCAATGACGGCCAGCATCAGCCCAGCCTGAGCCTTCCTCTCGCTTGCCGACAGGATGATGGTGCCGCCTTCCTTGCCGGTGTACTCCTTGATCTCGCCGATCTTCACTCCGGCGCAGGCCCGCCAGAGGTACGCAAAAGCCAGAGCTGCGTCCAGGCTGCGGAACATTGGAACTGGCTGCACCTCTTGCCCATGACGCGCAGCTTCGCGCACAAGAACTCCGGGCCCATTTTGATTTTCCCCGCCTGCCACACACATTGATTGCATGAGTTTTCTTCTCGTTCTAGGAGTACTTCGAGGGGATCGCCGAATTCGAAGGATCGAATGTTCGGGGCGTCGAATGGATCGCGGTTAGTGGATTGCTGCATCGCTGGTGCTGAGCAGGTCGGGGGCGATTTTCACTGGCTTGACTAGCTTGCCGGTCTGCGGGCAGCGGCGCTTCGCCAGCTCGATCACGAGGCCCGCGGCCTTCAACTCGCCGACCCTGCCGCAGACTGAGCCGAGGCGAAAGCCGGTCATGGTCGCCAAGTCGTTGCGCGAGAATGATGAATTGGGCGCGGCGCGAAGCAAGTTGAGGATTGCCAGGCGTTGCAGCGACGCCGTTCCGTCCTGTTTGACTTCTGTGTACGATAAGGCGCTCGTTTCGGCTGTGGCTCTCATGCGTATGCACTCCCCAGTTGGCCCGGCTCGTTGCTGCCGGTGCATGCGTTGCGATGGTCGTTCGCGTGCGGGCAGCGTTTGTTTCCGCACTTCGAGCACACGATCATTCGAGTCATCGTTACCGGGATAGGCCCGAAGCCCGTCTCAACGGTAACGCCTTCAAGGCATTTGCGGCACTCGCAATGTGTCGTCGGTCGGCTCTGCTCGAGCGTCGATTCGCCGGTCAGTGTTCCATCGATCGCCTGCATGGCTGCGAATGCAATGCCAGCGATCTTGGCGAATCGTTCGCGCGCGGCTGCCGGCTTGTCGGCTTCCTCGAGCATGTGTGCCAAGCTGACCTGGTGACGGATCTCAGCGATCCACGCGTCCAGCTCAGAGTCCTTGTCGAGCGTGATTGAGCGCGCGCCCTTGGCAGCCAGCACGTCAGCAAATACGCGGGCGGTGCTCATGCTTGCTCCTTGCCGATGGCAGCGTCAATTGAAGCAGGCCCGAGGTCCGACCAGTCGAATGCACTGAGGATGTCATGGACCGACAACGAATAGCTGACGCGATCCTTCGGCCCGGCGATTTGCCCTTTGTCGTCGAAAGGGGACATGCTGTTGTAGTGCGATCCGATGAAGTCGATGACAGCTTCCGGTGTCCGCGGAATGCGGACGATCATTTCTCGAAGTGCCCGCACCTCTGCGATAAGGGCGAGGATTGCGGCGGGGTTGGCGGCCGCGATGTACTCCGCTAAGTCCTCTTCCATGATCGGCTCTGGCATATGGCCCAGATTGGTAAAGACACGACATACGGCGTCGCCGTCCTCGTGCCAGACGTGCATGCCGTCAAACGTGCCTTGGCCAGTTTCGGTAGACCATGCCTCTCCGCCGGACGACTTCGCCAGCGTTTCCAGTGCGTCGATGTCGATCATTCCGCTTGCTCCGTCAGGCCGCGCCATTGATCGCCGAATTCAGCATGGCCGAAAGTCGTCTTTCCGCCGCCCTTGCGGAATAGCCACGATCTGCCGTCGAACCACCACATCCTCGTCGACCCCTTTCCCTCATACTGTGCTTCGTACCAGCCCACCCGCTTTGGCAAAAGGCTCGCCGGATACCATTCAGTCGTCTTCACACTTCCTCCGTCACAGGTTGGCGCATCAGACGCGCGCGGCATGCTCTCTGCATCGCTGCAAGCGTCTCGTACGTGTTGAATACCTTCTTGCCCGGCACGGCGACGTAGATGCTGCCCATGCGCGACCGGGATTGCTTGACGCACCTAACGAGTTCGCGGTCGAGCAGCCGGCGGATCGACTGGCTGATGCTGTACTTGTCGAGTCCTAAGTGCTCGCCGATTTCTTCGGGGTTCGCGCCTTCAGGATTGGCCGCGAGGTATTCGCGGATCAGTTGCATGCTCATGCGCCACCCGGTGCGGAGAGAAGTTGGCGCGCTTCTTCCATGTATGGGAGGATGTCCGCGGCATTGTCCATTGCTGTCCAGAAGAGCTTTTCCAGCATCTGATCAGTCAGCGCCCGCGTCTGCTCCACTGGTTGCGGGGCAGAACGAGCTTGCCAGCCTTCCCATCGCGCATTCAGATAATCTCGCCCTTCTCCGTAAGTGTCACCCTCGCGCAAATCCTTAACGTCGTCGGCAGTGTGGTCCCCGTTCCAGCCGTTTTCCTTCATCGCCGCGTTCCATACTTTCGCGTAGTCGGCCTCAAACGCTGCCCGCTCGCCGTCCAGCGCCACGGCAGTCGGAGAGGGCTGCGGGGCGGTAAGCGAAGCTTGGGCGGCGTCGATTTTTTCACGAATGCTTTTAGCTGCATCGTCTGGCGACAATGTCCCTTGCTGCACACGATGGAACAAATAGGCAGCATCGGCGTGCAGTTCGGCAAGCCACGGCCAACCAAGCGTTACCGGCTCCGCCGATTGCGCTGGCTCGGCATGGTCCGCGACACAACTTTGCGTGCCGTGTTGGCAGACTCGACCGGAAAAGTTATCGATCTGGCAAGCATCGCGCGGCGATTGCGCTGACGCAGCAGTGGATGCCGCCAGCATGGCGCGCGCTTGCCACGCTTCCCATGACCATCGGATTTCGTCCCGCTCGTACCCGCCTCCACAATCGCGATTTCCTCGAATCTCGTTGAGCGCCGATGCGCGGTACATCTCTGGGACGTCGCTGATCCAGTGATCCTCGAACGCGAGGCGCTCAAGTTTCTCCGACTCGGCTTTGTTTGCCACAAGCAGAGCGCGCCCAAACGCCACAACGTCAAACACTTTTTTCAGGCTGTATTCATCGTACAGCCGCGCAATCTGGTCGTTCGTCATGCTGCCACCCGCTTGCGGTTTTGAAAGTCGACGCGAATGACGTTGCCCGGAGGCGGGATCACGCCGTCTTCCTTCATGGCGTTGATGACCTTGCCCTGAAGCTCCGACGCTTTCTTGGCGACGGCGGCGGCCTGATTCTCGATGGTGAGAAACGCGGGCCCGTATTTGTGCTCAGAGCGGATCGTGTCGCCATTGGCGGCCACGTATTCAAACGCGACAATGAAAGTGCCGTCGATCATGCTGCGTCTCCCGGAGTGCACATCAACTGAGCGGCGCCGTAATAGAGTCGGAAATGTCCGACGCCGACAGCGCCGAGAATTGACAGGGTGATTACAATTCCGCCGACCACCGCGAGGATCGTTTTCATGCTGCCGCTCCCAGATTGTCGAGACCGCCAACATCGCGCGATTGGCGCCGATGGCTCTCCCAGTCAAAAATGACGCTGACGCCCGACTCGAGCATCCGGTCGACGAATCGCTCGCCGATGTAATCCTTCAGCGTTTTCCAGTCGAGATTCGTCAGCAGAATGGTCGGCTTGCAGTTCAGCCGGCGCGCTTCCAGCAGCTCGTGCAGCGTTCGCTGCTCGTCGTCGGTGCCGCGTTGCAGGCCGACTTCGTCGAGGATCATCAGGTCGATGCTTTCGAACTGGCGCAGCATCTGTTCTTCGCTCATGTCCGAGCCGCGCGACCAGGTGCCGCGGATTTTCGTGAACAGGCGAGCGGTAGAAGTGAAATACGCGGTATAACCCCGCGCCATCAAATGATGGGCGCACGCGCATGCAAGGTGCGACTTGCCGGTGCCGACTTTGCCCATGCCGACCAGCACCGTCCCACTATTTAGGTGAGCAGCGAAGTTGTCAGCAAACGCGCGGAACTTGCGCCGTGCTACGATCTGGCCCTCTGTACGCGCTTCGTAATTTTCAAATGAACGATCGCGGAAAAGCGTAGGAATGCCAGCTTGTGCCAGACGGGCCTCGATTTTCGCTTGCTCCTCGGCGCGGTTTTTCTCCGTGCGTCGCGCTTCTTCTTCGCGCGCGGCATCGCTGCAGCACGTCGGGCACTTGTCGAGCAGCGTCGTTTTGAATCCAAGATCAATCGCCCGAATCTCGAATTCTCCGTGTTTTTTGCATGTACCCACTTCGTTCGAAGCGGGTAAAGATGCCTTTATGGTGTCCATTATTCGGTCCCTTGTTGGTATTCTTGCAACATTCGTCAGAAATTTTCAGCTGAAGAAATCAGTCGAGTAATCCATCGAATCCAGCGATTTCTTACCCTTAGACGATACTAACATAGTATCGGAGCGCGGTGCATACAATCCTTGAAAACTTCCTGCAATCGAATGTTCGATGACCGCTTTCGGGCTGAAACCTTCCTCGCGGTACCGGGCGAGTTTTTCAATATTCAGTTCGGCACTGCTGGCCGTCATCGGCTTTTTCTTCTCCTTCCGATGCTGTACCCACTTTTCCCATAACTGAGGATCCAGCCATTCGGGGAGGGAGGGGCGCGGAGCGCCTGTAGTCTTTGTATTCTCTGTAGTAGTCTCTGTCCTATATAGACATGCGGTGGATTCTTCCGGTTGTACCGGTGGATTCTTCCGGTTCAACATGCGGTGGTTTTTTCCGGATGGGGGTGCGGTGGATTCTTCCGGATGCGTCTTTTTTGCGCTCAATTCGCGCAGGCGCTCGTAGTTGATCGCGTAGTAGTTCGTCCGATTTGCCTTGTCGTCGGACAACTTTTCGACGTCGACAAGACCCTGCGCTCGCAGGTTGGCGACGATCTTGCGGATGGACTCAGGCTTCCAGAACGGAAATTGGACGGCCCATTCTTCGTAGGTGTTGTAGACCCACTTCCGCCCTTCATGGAGACACTTGCTGTGTGAAGACCAGTAGTGGATCTGCTGCAGCACGATGGCCTCTTGGAGGCCAATCGCGCATGCAAGCGTGGGGGAAACAACGAGCGGCGGCTCGTCGAATAAAAGGCTGCTCATGCGGCTTTCTCTCGCAGGACGGAAAACGACTTCTTGCCTTTGCTGCTGTTGCAGGATCGGCACATCGTCTGGAGGTTTTCGAGGGTCGTGGGTCCGCCGTCATGCTCGGAAATGATGTGGTCGCACGACAGATCCACATGCGAGCTGCACATGACGCAGCGGTAAGCGTCGCGCTCAAATACCGCCTTGGAAAGGCTCCTGCCGATCTCTCGCTTCTTCGTGCGCTGCATGCCGATCTCGGGGCGAGTGACATTGGCTCGCTGCATTTCTTCTTCGAAAACCAACTGCATATAGCCGCCGTTTCCGTCGCCCAAATGGGCGATGTACGGCGCCGCCGCTGCAATTGCGGCGCGGATCTGTTCCCTGAACCGCGAGGCGGCGAGAGTCTCGCCGTCCCGGGCGGCCGACCCGAATAACACGGGCTGGCTCATTTTCCACCTCGCACCTTGCCGACCAGGCGCTCGGGCGCATCGCTCAGGCCCAGCAGATCGATCACCGTCATCGGGTCGCCGTTGATCTCGTCGCTGGTCTTCGCCAACTCCATCGCGCGCTGGTGACTGATGCCGCGGTTCTGTGCGCCGAGCTTCGTTTTGTGCAGAATTCCCTTCCAGTAATGGATCGTCACGCCGAGCTTGTCGCACACTTGCTGCGCAGCTTTAGGACCGTATTTGTCGTGCCATTCCTTGGCGTTCATGCAATTCCCCCTTGGGTTGAGAAGCGATACCAGCATTGTATTGGATACTATGTTTGGATCAAAGCAAAATCTCGCCAAAGCCTAGCTAACTCGGTGAAAACGCTAGAGTTTCGATACCAGGAGGGTTGCATTCTGAAAACGGTTGACGCACCATTCGGATAAGCGATACCGCGATCCGCAGGGGCGGAAATGTCCGGGACTCGCTTTACAAAATGCGCAAAGCGCACGCAGATTTTTGCGGACTACATAGGAACCGAAATGTCGACACCAGAAACAATTGAGCAGATCCGGGCGCGGAACTTCCAATGGCTTTTCCAGCAGTTCAAGGACGAGATCAGGAAGGACGTACCCGATGCGCCTGATCGGGGCATGCTCAAGAAGTTCGCCGAGCGCCTCTCAATTGGCCCGATTTTCCTTTCGCAGATCAACAACGGCCGCAAGGTGATCGGCACGGCGATTGCCGACAAGATGGAGCAGGCTATGGGCCTGCCGGATGGCTGGATGGACACTGACCACAGCAAGGATTCACTGGCCGATGACGACGACGCGCGCGCTTTTCAGGAGACGGTGATGAACCTCTATGCGCAGGCGCCAGAGGCCACCAAATCAGCTCTGATCAAGGTGTTCGGAGCGCTGGTGACGGGCAAGCCGCTCGAGTCGCTGGTGCCGGAAAAACCGAACGAATCGCAGAAATAAACCTGATTCCGATCGGTAATATTTGCCGTTGAAGAAAAGTAACAGGATGTATCGGAATTCCTTGCGTGCGTGAAAGATAAGAAGTATCTTGACGGTATCGCTTCGTTGAAAGCGATCCCCCAAAAACACAGATAGCGAGCGAAGAATGACGGGTGTTCAAACGGCATCGACTGGGTCGGACCAGGCCAGTTCGGCTGGTCAGGTTGAGTTATCGAATTCATGGACCGAAATCGAGGAAGTGCGTGCGGCAGCCCGGGGCATTCCCGCTGCCAAGCGTCAGGAGGCGATCCGCGCGCTGCATGCGCTGATTCTTTGCAACACAACCGATACCATGATGGGAGCATATAACGCTTGACGATACTGTTATGGAATTGGTACACTGTTGCCACAGTGGGAGTTTTCCACCCACTGTCCTGACATGAGGCTCCCCCGGGCCTCATTTCGGTTCCTTCCGTGATCTACCAAGGTCACTTTCCGCTCGCAGAAATGCTTGAGCGGTTCTTTTATTCAGCAGGCCGTGCTTCGGTAAAATGGAGCGCGGCTTTTTGCTTTCTGGCGCGAACAGGAAAGCCGTGCGTCGGGTCTGCGGGCCCGGCGCTCTCCAAGATGCGCCCTGCGAGAACCGTTCCGAGAAGCTACGTGCTGTCGAGGGGCATACGTCACGCGCGGGACGCATCTTAGAGATGCGAATGCGCAGTGCTGATGCGCGGTGAGGATCCATGCGGGAAGCCATCTAGTAGCGCAAGCGAAATATGGCCCGTATGCCGGAGATCAGCGCCGGCCGCTCTCTCAGTTACAAAACCAAATCCGGGCGCGTGTATGGGCGGTGTACCTGCGCGTTTCGGTCTGGGTCAATGCCGGTCCCTGGAGGTCTGTGGCATCGTCGAGCGCTCGATCGATGTTGCGGTGGCGGTTCGATTCCGCTCGCGTCAGGCACCAAAAAAAGCCCGCTGCAATAGCGGGCCAGTTACATCTCGTTACGTCAGATCGGGCTATAACCGCAGCACCGGATTGCGTTGCGGGATCATTTGCTGTCTCAGTGTCGCGGAAACTGCTCGTTTTCGGCTTGATCGCGCGAATCACGAGCGATCTCTAATTCCACTAAACGCCGCACGATCGCTGCGAGCTGCGCGTCATCGCGCCAGGCTGCGCGAATCGTCGCCGCGTCTTTGCCGACGGCCGAGTGAAAGCCGGCGATCAGGTCGTCATCCTTGAGCGTCGCCATGCGATCCTTGGTGATGACTTCGGCACGCTCGATCATTGCGTCGTGCTGGTCGAGTTCGCCATAGTGGCGTGCGGCCATGCGGTCGTTGTGCGCTTCCAGTTCTGTTTCGATGGCCGGCATGTTCATGCTGCCTCCCTTGCTTGCTGACGTTCAACGCGCACTTCGATGTCGATCGCCGCGCAGATGCATGCTGCCGCGGTCACGCCGCGTTCGATAGGCGTTCCGTTCTGAAGTGCGTCGTATGCACGGCGCAGCGCGATCAGTGCCGCGTCGATATATTGCTTGTCCAGTTCGATCATGGTGATCTCCGATTAATAGCCGAGCAGCTCGCGCGCTGCCGAGCGCGTAGCCGGGATCGTGTCGAACACGTAGAACGCAACGCCGTCCTTGCATGCGACCGAGCGCACTTTCAGGCTGTCGCCGAAGTCGCGCATCACGCGCGCGTCATGCGTTTCGATCCAAGCGGTGAGATTTGCGTTTGCGTTCATGATCTGCTCCGTGTCGTGTCTCGCTGCCGTGTGTCAGCGTATGAATGAAGGATACTATCAAAGTATCTCAACGTGCAAGAAGTTTTCATGACATGCAGGATCGTGGATACCTTTCGCTTGGAATGGAGAACGTTCGTTCTCGACTGATACTGTGGTGGTTTCGCAACGAGGAGCGGCAAATGATCGACAAATTCATCCCTGCGCTGATTTGCATCACTGTGTTTGTCATGCTTGGCGTTGCGGTCTGCCGCGTTGGTGCGCGCGCTGACCGGCGCATGGCTGCGGAGAATCGCGAGCTGCAGCCGATCGGCTACGAGTCCGCGCAAGTTGACGCGCTCGAAGAATTCAAGGCCCGCAAGGCGCAATTCATTGCTGCTGCGATGAAGGCCGAGCGTGAACGCGAACTGAAACGATTCGGGGGTGACGCATGAAATTTGCCGCTTACATGCTGTGCTGGCCGCTGCTCGGCGTCTTCGCTGTGATGGCATTCGTCACGGACGGAATGATTGACGCGTGCGAGGGCATGGATTGCATCATCAGCAAGCTCGAAGACTATGCGGAACTCGACGCATGACCCTCCTGCAAGCAATCGCAGTCGCGCGCCGCGTGATGGCCGAGCACGGCGGGATCGAACTTGAGATCGTCGGCATGCGTGGCCGTATGGTGGCTGTGAACCCTGACAACCCGCAGCAGGTTGAGTGCGCCGAGGCGTACAACACACTTTCCGCGGTGACTTCGATCGAGGACATGCAATGAGCGCCGGCGCCAACGATCCCCACTCCGACATTCAGGCGCTATGCGACGCGCTCGCTTGCGCGATGTCCGTCATCGAACGCCAAGGGCTCGATAGTCCTAGCGAGTGGCGCGCAGCCATTGACGGCCGCGTCGAGATGCTCAACGGCCAGCACGAACAGGAAATAATCGGCGCTGGCATCGAGATCATGGGCCGCAGCCGAACGATGCATTGAACAACTGACGAGAGGAATCAAATGGCGAAATTCAGAAAGAAGCCGGTCGTAATCGAGGCGATTACGTTCGACGAGCTTGTCGACCATGGTAGAGCCAGTGGCGCGAATATCGTGAACGGCATGCCGTGGAGCTTCAGCTATGCAGGCCATCCGATTACGCATGAGACGGACGAGTCATATGTGATCCCCACGCTGGAAGGGTCAATGCTGTTCACGCGTGACGACATGCTGATCACCGGCGTGAAGGGTGAGATATACCCATGTAAGCGCGACATCTTCGCAGCTACATACGACCCGGCATAACGACTCACCGCGCGCACTGTCAGGGCTGGAACCCGGCAAGACATACGGGCGGTGTGCGCGACCAATTACCCCGACTGCTTGCAGTCACGCGCCTGGCCGGTGAGTGGCGCGACGCTTCACGAGTAACCGCCGCAGGCCGTGACGTTTTGGAACCCGAGATCCTCCCCATCGCCTCGGCGGTGGTTCTATCGGGGCGGGCGCGGCCAACTCTCAACTAACGGTCAAGGATACGAATGAGCGATGACAGTCGCATTGCTGATCTTGAGCGTCGGGTAGCTGACTTGGAGCGTTCCCGTGATATGGGCCGCACCATCGGTCCGATCCGCGCCGAGCCGGCGCGACAGCCTCTGCCATTCCCGACGCCTTTGCCACAGATACCGAAAATCGACGAGTCGAAACGCCCGACATGCGGCATCACGCTAATCCCGGTCATGGGATACGTCTGCTCGAAGGCGAATTGCCCGACAGGATTGGGCGGTGTTCATTGCTCGGTGCGAGCGTAAAACACTAGCCGCCCGCGAGCCGCAAGAAATAATTCACTCAACAGGACCAGTATGGCGCTGACAGACAAGCAGCGCCGCTTCGTGGACGAGTATCTGATCGACTTGAACGCCACACAAGCGGCGATTCGAGCGGGATACAGCCAGAAGAACGCGAACAAGGTCGGTCCCGAGATACTTGGTAAAACTTGGTTTCAGGCCGCAGTAGCCGGGCGCCGCAAGGAAGCGGCTGCGAAAACGGCAATCACGCCTGAAGCGGTGCTTCAGCGCTGGTGGGAACTGGCAAACGTCGACGTGAACGAGATCGTCGAATATCGGCGCGACAACTGCCGGCACTGCTGGGGCGAAGACCACGAATACCAGTGGACACATGGCGAGTTCGAGAAAGCGCAGCGTGACGCAGAGGATCAGGGTAAGCCTGGTCCGAGTTGCGCCGGCGGCTTCGGATTCGTCCATAACCGAGAGCCGAACGCAGAATGTCCGGAGTGTGGTGGCGAAGGGCGCGGCAAGGTCCACGTCCACGACACACGTCGACTCAAGGGCGCGGCCCGCCGGCTGTATGCGGGCGTGCATCAGGGCAAGGATGGTCTGAAGGCGCTGATTGATGACCGAACGAAGGCGCTCGACAACGTGTCGCGCATCCTAGGCCTGTACAGCGACAAGCGCGACGATCCGATCAAGGCCATGCAGGCTGAAAAGCTGCGCATGGAGAACGAGCAGATGCGCAAGGAGCTCGACGACAGCGATGATGCTCCGCCTGAGTCGCATAAGTTCGTGATCGAGGTCCGCGACGCACGGAAGCGCAACGATGCCGAGTCTTAACGTTCCGCAGGCTCAGTTCCTGGCGATGGAGCACAAGTTTCGCGCCTATGTCGCTGGCTTTGGATCCGGGAAGACATGGGTCGGCTGCGGCGGCCTGATGCAGCATTTCTGGGAGTATCCGCGCATCAATGCGGGCTACTTCGCGCCGTCGTATCCGCAGATTCGCGACATCTTCTATCCGACCGTCGAGGAAGTGGCCGCCGATTGGGGGCTGAACGTCCGCATCAACGAGTCGAACAAGGAAGTGCACGTTTTCGAAGGGCGCAAGTCGCGCGGCACGATCATCTGTCGCTCGATGGAGCGTCCCGATACGATCGTCGGCTTCAAGATCGGCAAGGCTCTGTGCGACGAGCTCGACATCATGAAGTCGGAGAAGGCGCAGCAGGCATGGCGGAAGATCATCGCCCGTATGCGCTACAAGGTGGACAACCTGAAGAACGGCGTCGATGTAACGACCACGCCAGAAGGTTTCCGCTTCGTGCACAGCCAGTTCGTCAAGCAGTTGAGCGAAAAGCCGACGCTCGGCGCGATGTACGGCCTGATTCAGGCGAGCACGTACGACAACGAAGCGAACCTGCCCGACGATTACATCGATTCGCTGTTCCTGACGTACCCGCCGCAGCTGATCGACGCGTATCTACGCGGCATGTTCTGCAACCTGACGAGCGGCAGCGTCTATCCGAACTTCGACCGCAAGCTGAATCACACCGACGCCGAGATGAAGGATGGCGAGCCGCTGCATATCGGAATGGACTTCAACGTCCTGCGCATGGCCGCGGTGGTGTACGTCATCCGTGACGGCGCGCCGCTGGCGGTCGACGAACTGGTCGACGTGCGCGATACGCCGGACATGGCTCGGCTGATCGACGAGCGCTGGAAGCAGCAGGGCCATGCGATAACGATTTATCCCGATGCGAGCGGCCAGAACACGAGCAGCAAGAAGGCATCCGAGTCCGACCTGTCGATCCTGAAGCAGGCGAAGTTCACGATCAACGTCGGCAGCACGAACCCGGCGGTTAAGGACCGCGTGCTGTCGACTAACGCCATGTTGCTGAACGGCCAGGGTGAGCGCCGGATGAAGGTGAACACTCACCGGTGCCCGAAATTCACTGAAGGGCTTGAGCAGCAAGCGTACGACGAGCGCGGCGAGCCCGACAAATCAAGCGGCGTAGACCACGTCAATGACGCCGGCACGTACCCGATCGTTCGCCTGTACCCCATCGTGAAGCGTCAGACGACCGTCAGGCCGCTCCACATGTAACCGAACCACACACATGACGACGACAGTCCGAGATCAGTCCGCCGCAGTCGAGGCAATGGCGGCCAACTGGCCCATTGTCGACGCGCTGCTCGGCGGCACGCCCGCTATGCGAGCCGCTGGCGCCACGTATCTGCCGCAGTGGCCGGGCGAAACCGACAAGGCCTACAAGGCGCGCAAGGATACGGCCACGCTGTTCCCGGCATTCGGCCGCACGGTCGAGGTGCTGGCCGGTAAGCCGTTCTCGAAGCCTGTCACGCTGACCGATGAGGTTCCGGCGCGCATCGTTGAATGGTCGAACGACATCGACCTGCAGGGCCGCAACCTGCACGCATTCGCCGCGAGCCTGTCGGAAGAAGCGCTGTCGCACGGTATCACCGGCATCCTGGTCGATTGCCCGAAGGCGACGAACGTTCGCACCAAGGCCGACGAAAAGGCCGCCGGCATCCGGCCGTACTGGGTGCACATCCACGCAGGCAACGTGCTCGGATGGAAGTCGAAGCGCGTCAACGGTGCCGAAGTGTTCACGCAACTGCGTCTGCTCGAGCAGGCCGTCGAGGATGACGGCGAGTTCGGCGAGAAGATCGTCGAGCAAGTACGCGTGCTGACGCCCGGCGCTTGGAAGACCTATCGCGAATCCGAGCAGATCGATCCGCTCACGCAGAAGAAGGCGTGGATCATGCACGAAGAAGGCGAGACGACGCTGAAGGTGATCCCGTTCGTGCCGATCTATGGCCGGCGCACTGGCTTCATGTCGGCGACGCCGCCGCTGCTCGAACTGGCGTACATGAACGTCGAGCACTGGCAGAGCAAGAGCGATCAGCAGACCATCCTGCACGTCGCTCGCGTGCCGGTCCTGTTCGGCAAGATGCTCGCCGAAGACACGCAGATCATCGTCGGCGCAGGCTCGATGATCTCGTCGGACAACGAGCACGGTGACCTGAAGTATGTCGAGCACTCGGGCGCGGCGATTGAAGCCGGTCGCCTGTCTCTGCTCGACCTCGAAGATCGCATGCGCCAGGTCGGCGCGGAATTGCTCGTCATCAAGCCGGGCAAGACGACCGTTGCGCAGACCGTCGCCGAGAACGAAGCCGGCATGTGCGCGCTGCAACGCCTGATCGAAGACGTCGAGGACGGTATCGACGCCGCGCTGCAACTGACAGCCGAATGGGTCAAGGAGAAGCAGGGCGGCAACGTCCAGATCTTCAAGGACTTCGGCGTCGCTACGCTGGCTCAGGCTTCGATTGATCTGCTGCGCGACATGAACGTCGATGGAACGCTCTCGGATGAGACGCTTTTCAACGAGGCGCAACGCCGCGGCTACGTCAGTCCAGAAACGAAGTGGGACGACGAGAAGCTGCGCATCAAGCAGAACGCAGTCAAGCCTGGCGCGGTCGGCATCACCGACTGACGCAAACCACACGCTTTAACCGAGGCCGCAGCTAAACCCTGCGGCCTTTTTCTTTGCCGGTGCCTCGGATGAGGGTCGGCGCAAACATGGCCGGATGGCCTACCAGCTCGGGTTGGATGACCTATGAAACTCAAACTGAACGATGACGGATTCGCAGTAGTGCAGGACGGCAAGCCGGTCTATGTGAACGATGAAGGCAAAGAGATTGCATTCGACGTCGCGGGAACCGTGCAAACCATCTCGCGCTTGAACGGCGAAGCCAAGACGCACCGCGAGCGCGCCGAAGCGGCCGAGAAGATCGCCAAGGCATTCGAAGGCATCACGGACGCTGCCGCCGCACGCAAGGCGCTCGAAACCGTCGCCAATCTCGACGCGAAGAAGCTCGTCGACGCCGGCGAGATCGAGAAAGTGCGTTCGGAAGCCATCAAGGCGGTCGAGGACAAGTATGCGCCGATCGTTGCCGAGCGCGACACGCTGCAACAGTCGCTCGTCAACGAAAAGGTCGGCGGCAGCTTTGCGCGCTCGAAGCTCATCGCGGAAAAGCTTGCGATTCCGGCTGACCTCGTGCAGGCGCGCTTTGGCGATGCGTTCAAGCTGGAAGGCAATGAAGTCGTCGCCTATGACAAGGGCGGCAACAAGCTTTTCAGCCCGAGCAACCCCGGCAAGGTGGCGTCGTTCGACGAAGCGCTCGAACTCATCATCGATCAGTACCCATACCGCGACTCGATCCTCAAGAGCACCGGCGCATCTGGCGGCAGCGCTCAAGGCGGATCTGGTGGCGGATCCGGCAGCAAATCCATTACGCGCGCTGCGTTCGACGCTCTCCCGCCCAACAAGCAGGCGGAGGCGGCTCGCAGCGGCGTGGCAATCACTGATTAACACGGAGCCTTTCCTTGGCTAATACGCTTACCTCCCTCATCCCCGACCTGTATCAGTCGCTCGACGTCGTGTCGCGTGAACTGGTCGGATTCATCCCGGCCGTTTCGCTCGACTCGTCCGCTGAACGTGCCGCCCTGAACCAGCCGGTTCGCGTTTTCCAGACGGCTGCATCGGCCGCTGAAGACGTCACGCCGGGTCAACTCCCGCCGGACGACGGTGACCAGTCGGTTGGCAATACGTCGATCGTCATCACCAAGTCGCGCACCGTTCCGTTCCGCTGGACCGGCGAAGAACAGAAGGGCGTCAACTCTGGCGCTGGCTATGCCGACATCCGCCGTGATCAGATCACGCAGGCATTCCGCACGCTGACGAACGAAATCGAGTCGAACGTCGCAACGCTCGCGTCGACGGCATCGCGCGCTTGGGGCACGCCCGGCACGACCCCGTTCGCTACGGACCTCAGCGATCCGGCGCAAGTCCGCAAGATCCTCTCGGACAACGGCGCGCCGCTGTCGGACATGCAGATGGTCATCGACACGACCGCAGGCGCCAAGGTGCGCTCGCTGGCGCAACTGACCAAGGCGAACGAGGCCGGCACGACCAAGCTGCGCGAGCAAGGTACGTTGCTCGACATTCACGGCTTCAAACTGCGTGAATCGGCTGGCGTTGGCCAGCACGCGCCGGGCACTGGCGCGAGCTACGTGACCAACGGCGCTCTCGCAGTCGGCGCAACGACCATCCCGGTTCAAACCGGCACCGGCACGATCCTGGCAGGCGACGTCATCACCTTCGCGGGCGATACGAACAAGTACGTCGTCGCAACGGCTCTCACCGGCGGTAACGTCATCATCGCGGCCCCGGGCCTGCGCAAGGCGGTCACCTCGGGCACTGCTGTGACTGTCGCCGCGGCTTACACCGGCAACATGGCATTCAGCCGCTCGGCAATCGTGCTGGCGACGCGTATGCCCGCTCTGCCGGAAGAAGGCGACATGGCCGAAGACCGCGTCACGCTGGTCGACGACCGCAGCGGCCTCGCGTTCGAAGTGGCGATGTACAAGCAATATCGCCGCGTTCGCTACGAAGTGTCGATTGCGTACGGCTGGGCGAACATCAAGCCGCAACACACGGCGCTGTTCCTCGGCTAATGCCGCCGGCGGCCCATGGCTTCGGCTGCGGGCCGCCGATCATCAAGGAGAAAGCATGGCAGGTTTGACGAAGGCGCAGAAGGCAGCGAAAGCAGCCGCAGAAGCGCGCGCCAAAGCGCTCGAAGCAGCAGGTCTGACGGAAGAACAGTTCGCGGCGCTCTCGGCCGACGAGCAGGCAAAGATCGTCCCGCTCGACGCGCCGGAAGATGGCGACGCAGCCGACGAAATCGAGTACGTCACGATGAAGCGCGACGAGAAGGTGTACGACGCGCCGCACACCGCGCAGGTTCATCCCGACGAAGTCGAAAACTACCGCCCCGGCGGTTGGGAGATCGCGTAAATGCTGACCGCTCAGCAATTGGCCGATGTTCGGCGCTTCGCCGGTTATCCGATGCTGGGCGATACCGTTGCCGATGACTCGCGAGACTTCGCTTACGGGTGGGTCTCGCCGGGCATCTGGATGACGCTGCAGCATCGACTTACGAATCTCCGGCCGGAAGAAGAAACGACGCTGACGACCGTTTATCTGACGCCGCTCTATGCGCTGGAAACTGCGATTTTCGGCGCCGGTGACAACCTCGACACCGATCAGGCTGCTGTCTGGACGCGCAACAAGAGCGAAGTCGCCGACCGGTCGAAGCTGTTCGACTCGTGGCGCCGCCGGATGTGCGGATTTCTCGGCTTCGCGCCGGGCCCGGCACTCGGAAACGGTGCGGGGCAGGTCATTCGGGGCTGATATGGACGGCGCAAAGATCCAGCAGAAGGTGTACCGCGGCTATGCCATCGCGGCCAGCAAGATCGGCACCGCGTATAGCCAATACCGGCCAGTCACGGCCGACATCACGGCGCTTCAGCCCATCTCGACGTCGCTGCTTGCGAGCTTCAACGCCGAGGACATGACGTACAGCCGCCCGAACAAGTACGCGAAGCCGACCTGGTACGCGCTGCTTGACGGCACGCAGACGCAGGTAGGCGACTACCTGGTCGGCGCGGAAGGCACGTTTTTCATTGCCGCGCAGCAGGCGCTGCTGCCGATCCTCGCGGTCGAGTGCAACCGCACGCTGTCGTTCGCGCGGCCGCAGGCGCAGTCTGACCTCGGCGCGGTGACGAACTACGAGGGCAACACGCCCGCGACGCAGACGCCGCTCGCTGCCGGCTGGCATGCCTCAGTGCTGCAAGGCACGAAGGGTGAGAAGAACGAGGTCGGGCTGCCGGGCGATGTTCGAAACCCATGGTGGTCGATCCTGTGCCCGGCGATTCCCGGCGTGACGCTGCGCACGACTGATCTCGCGTTCGACGATCTCGGCCGGCGCTACATCCTGTCGAGCGTTGAGCTTACGGATCTCGGCTATCGGATGACCGCACAACAGGCCCAGACATGAAAAATATGCGAATCGTTAGCGACGGCACTGCACTCGGCACGAAGGTATTCGACGCGGATGGCGTAGAAATAAACGGCTGCCTGACAAAAATCGAGTGGTCGATCGAGTCGGAGCGGCGCGTCGGCGCGGTGACATTGACGTATGAGTGCGTCGAGATTGATGCGGTGGGCGAAGCCGATGGCTGACATCAGCGAAGTTCAGACGACTATCGTCGGCGTGATCGCGGCCGCGCTGTACCCGAACGGGACGAGCCAGCCATCGGCGATCGGCGCGCAGTGCCGCGTCGGTTCCGGTTGGCCCACATCGGCGCAACTCGACCCCGACCTCGCCGCCGGCAAGGTCAACGTGTCCGTCTACCCGACGAACATCGAGAAAAAGACCACGCGCTATCTCGACGCGTGGCAAACGGTGCTGCACAACGCGCCGACCGTGACATTGAGCCAGTCTGGCCAGACGATCACGGTCGGCGGCAGCATCCCGGCGACATTCTTCGCGCAGAACGTCGCGGTCATCATCGCAGGACACGCATTCACCTACGCGGTGCAGCCGAACGACGCGCTTTCGACTATCGCCAGTGCGCTTGCGACGCTGATCGCCGCGGTCTATCCGGGCGCGACGTCGAGCGGCGCAGTCATCACTCTGGCCGCGGGCACGCCGGCGCCAACGCTGCGCTCGGGTGGCTCGGGCACGGTGGCGAAAGAGGTCAAGCGTCAGTCGCGCGTGCTGCGCATCGTCATATGGGCACCGACACCGGCGCTGCGCGATGCAGCGGCCAAGGTGCTCGACCCGATGCTCGCGCAGATCAACTTCCTGTCGCTGCCTGACGGCTTCGGCGGGCGGCTGCTGTACCACAGTTCGGATGTCGTCGACCTGCAGGAGAAAGCGAACCTGTACCGGCGTGACCTCTGCTATTCGGTCGAGTATCCGACGACGATCTCGCAACAGGCGACCGACGTCGTGGTGACACAGACGAACCTGACCGATCCGAAGGGCGCGGTCATCAAGACCATCATTTACTAGGAGCCGTCATGGCTGACAAACAGGCCGCCGCGAAGGCGGATTTCGTGCTCGTCGTGGTTCATCCCTTCGGCGACTACGAGCGCGGCGCGCGCATCGAATCGGCTGATGAAGTAGCCAAGGTGCTCGCCGGCGAAAACGCGGGACACGTCGTCAAGACGGCCGCGCAGTAACACCACATCAACGCTGAGAAAGCCACCTTCGCGGCGGCTTTTTCTTTTGGAGTTTCGCATATGCCGATCTACCAGGCAGGGCAATTGAACGTCACCGCGCTAAACGCGCCTGGCGTCTACCTGCAAATTCAACCGCCGCCCCCGATCATCAACGGCGTGGCAACCAATCTGCTCGGCCTGGTCGGTATCGGCTCGTGGGGTCCGGTCAACAGCGCAACGCTGATCGGATCCGGCAACGACCAGGCCAACTGGCTCGGCTCGCCGCAGGTTCGCAAATACGACCTGTCGACGGCTGTGCAAGTGGCCCTCGCCGGCGGCGCCAACGCGATTCAGTACGTGCGCGTCACGGACGGCACCGACGTCGCCGCAAGCTGCGCCGTGAAAGACACGGCAGGCACAATCACCGGTCTGACGCTGACGGCGATCTACACCGGCACGATCGGCAACACGCTGACGGCTGCGATCACGACCGGCACTGCGGCATCGAGCTACAAACTCACGCTGACGCGCCCCGGCTTCACTCCGGAAGTGTTCGACAACGTCACCGGCACTGCCGGGGCGCTGTGGACAGCATTCGTCAACGCCGTGAACCTCGGCACGTCGGCGCGCGGTTCGTCGCAACTGTTCGTCGCAACGATCGGCACTTCGACTGCGCTCCCGAGCGTCGTCAACACGTTCACCTCGACGGGCGGCCTCGACGGCACGACGACGCTTACCGATGCCGTTCTGCTCGGCACGGACGGCACGAGCGCAACCCGCAAGGGTATGTTTGCGCTGCGCAGTTCGGGCGTGCAGGTTGCGACGCTGATCGATCACACCGATTCGACCGCATGGTCGTCCATCCTCGCGTTCGCTCTGTCCGAAGGCATCTACTTCGGCGTGCAGGGCGCGTCCGGTTCGTCGTACACGACGGTTTCTACCGGCCTGAACACCGCGGGCGCTGATGGCTACGGCCTGAAGGTGTTCGTCGGCGACTGGATCTACTGGCAGGACAACACGAACGGCGTGCAGCGCCTGCTCGGTCCGACGACGTTCTGGGCGCCCAATCAGGCATCCATGGCGCCGCACCTGTCGAGCCTGAACGATCCGATCTTCGGCATCGCCAGCACGCAGCGCGTCGCGCAGAAGAACCAGTACAGCCAGGCCGAAATCGGTCAGGTGTCGGTGTCGCGCCTCGATGTCATCACGAACCCGTCACCGGGCGGCAACTACTACGCGTGCCAGACCGGCAAGAACGCATCGAGCAACCCGGCGACGTGCGGCGACAACTACACGCGGATGACGAACTATCTCGCGCTGACGTTGTCGGCGGCGTTCGGTTACGTGATCGGCAAGCCGCAGACGACCGACCTTCGCAATCAGGCGAAGTCGGCGATGCAGGCGTTTCTGTCGAACCTGTGGAACGTCGGCTACATCGGCGACGTGAACAACCCGCAAGCGGTGCCGTACACGGTGGTGATCGACAAGACGAACAACAGCGATCAGGCGGTGGCCAACGGCTACATGACGGCGAACGTGACGGTCAAGTATCTCTCGATCGTCTTCTACTTCGTCATCAACCTGCAAGGCGGCCAGACGGTTGTCGTGAAGTCTTCGAGCAGCGTCTCGGCAGGCTAAGCCGCACTTTCAACAGCACATGAGCGCCTTCGGGCGCTTTTCTTTTTCATAGGTGCGACTCATGCCTGTAAATGGCTTTACCGTAGGCCGCGATTACGCGGTCAATGTGCAGACGCCGAGCGGTCCGATCCAGTTCAACCTCGTGACCAAGTTCACGAAAAAGCAGGATCTGATCGACAAGAAGATCAAAGGTCTCGACGGCCGCACGCGTCACGTCGTGTTTCCCGATGGCTGGAATGGCACGTTCGAGATCGAACGCCAAGACAGCACGGTCGACGACTTCTTCGCCGCGCAGGAAGCTGCTTATTACGCCGGCCAGAACAACCTGACCTCGACGATCACCGAAACGATCACCGAAGTCAGCGGCGCGATCTCGCAATACCAGTACGCGAACGTCATTCTGAAGTTTCCGAACCCGGGCGACGCCGCCGGCGACGAGACGGTGAAGATGACCGTCGACTGGCTCGCTGAGCGCCGCCTCAAGCTCGCGTAATCCATGCGGCCGGCCTGACGTCGGCCGCATCCCGAAAACTCTCACCTAAAAGCCATGGCAAAACTCACTGTGAAGCAGGACGGACAAGGCGAGACGCCGAGTTCGGCAATCGTCAAGCAAGCCGCCGCGCGCGTGGTCATCGAATCGGCCAATGGTCATTCGATCGCGCTGCAAAAACCCGGCGTTCTGGCGCAGTTCCGACTCGTGAAGATCCTCGGCAAATCGGCCGAAAACACGGTCTACGTGCAAATGGTTCTGCCGCTGACCTACGTTGTCGAGATCGACGGCGTGCCGGTCAGCCAGCCGAACAGCGAGCGCGAAATCGAGGCGCTGATCACCCGTCTGGATGAAGAGGGCGTCGCCGCGGTGATGCAGGGCGTGCAAGAAAACTTTGGCGCACAGAGCGCCGATGAGACGCGAGACGCGATAAAAAACTAGTCATGTCGGTCCCGATCAGCGAAGCACTCTGGCTCGTGAAAAATAACGTCCCGTTTGACGTTGCCTTCGCGCTGGATGACGTGACGCGCGCGGCGTTCTCAATCAAGTTCTCGGAATTCGAAGGGCACAAATTCAACTTCGAGAACATGGCTTTTGAGGAGCCGAAATGAAGGAATTCACGAGCCTTGGGCAGTTCGCGCGGCACCTTGCCACGCTCGAAGTCGCTGTGGCGCTTGAATTGCGCCGCGGGCTAGATGAAGTGGCAACGGCTGTGCGCGACAAGGCGAAAGACGAGATCGGCTCGTATCAGGCTGCAATCGGTCCTTTCCCGGCATGGGCGCAACTCGCTGAATCGACGGTCGAAGATCGCGTAGCAAAAGGGTATTCGCCGGATCAACCGCTGTTGCGGTCGGGTGAAATGCGCGATTCGATCGGGAAGGATGTTTCTGGCATAGAGGCGACTATCGGCTCAACGAGCCAAGTCGCTGTCTATCAGGAACTCGGGACCGACAAGATTCCGCCGCGCCCATTCCTCGGGCCGGCTGTGCTGCATAACGAGGCGCTCATCAAGCGCATCCTCGGCAAAGCGTTCATTGCCGGGTTGTTGGGGCGCGGAAACCTGCCGCGCTCGCTCGGATATGACACGAAGATCGACTAGCCGGTAATGAGCGACCAGGCAATCAGGCCGAGCAGGAAAAGCACGATTACGCCGATTGCGAGGCCGCCAAGGCTTATCAGGATGGTGTCGACGCGGCTCCAGATCGGCATCGCATGAGCGAATCGAATCGGCGCCCGCAACTTGCCGGCGTCGGTAGTCGCCCGGATCGACGGGTACTGGACGGATTCAAAGCGATCCGCCGCCCATTCATGCAGGCGATATTTAAGAGAGCGTTTCATGTTCGAAGCCTTTAAGATCGGCGTCAAAATTAGCCTGATCAACCATGCCGCACTCGGCTTGGCTGCGCTAGGCAAGGATTTCATGCGCACGGAGGCGCAGGCCGCTGCACTCCAGAAGCGTATCGATAGTATCAACAAACAGGCCATGAAGGGCGGCCTGATGCTCGGATTGGGCGCCGGTATCGCTGGCATGCTCAAAGGCCCATACGAGCAGGCGAAGAAGCTCGAGCAGGAGCGCCAGAAGTTCACGGCGCTGAACCTGTCTTCTTCAGATAATGCTCAGGCGTTTGCGCAGGCGCAGATGCTGGCGCACAAGAACCTCGGTTCGACCATAGCAGACAATATCAGCCTGATCCGCGATCTGCATACGGCTTTTGGTGATCTACCGCACGCAATCGGCATGTCTGAGGACTTTCAGAAGTTCTCCATCATGGCGCGCGTGCAGAACGACGGCAAGCCAGTAGAAGGGCTCGTCTACAACGCCGTGAAGGCGCTCGAACACCGCGGCGACCGCTTAACGCAGCATCCTGACGCGATGCGCGACGAGTTGGCTCGCATGTCGCAGGTGTACACCGGATCGGGTGGCAAGGTGTCGCCAAGCGACTTCTTCCACGCGTCGCAAACCGGCAAGATGGCGTACACCATGTACGACAAGGACTTTTTGTACGGTCCTTTTGCGGCATACATGCAAGCGAAAAGCGGCCCGACCGCTGGCACGTCAGGCATGACGGCATTCAGTTCGCTCGTCGGCGGCCACATGGACAACAAGGCGAAGGGTTTTCTCGCTTCGCTCGGACTGCTGCAAATCGGTGTCAGCCCCGATCAGGTAAAGCTGATCAATGAGTCGATCAACAAGCTGCCACTCAGCGCGAAGGAAAAGGCAAATCTTCGCAAGGCTGAGATGCCCGTCACTGGCGGGTTGCGATCGGACCTGATTTCACAGTTCTCGCATCGCCCGGATCAGTTTGTACAGAACGTGCTGGCGCCTGCTATTCGCAAGCGCTACGGCATGGATCTGAGCAATGAGCAAGTCGCTGAAATGCTAGCGTCGAAGTTCAATCGGTCGACCGGAGACTTCCTCGGTGAGTTGATCGTCAACGGCATGAAGTTCGCGAAGGACTCGCGGATTTTCAGCAACGCAAAGGACTATTCGAGCGGCTATCAGCAGTACATCAAGTCTCCAGAAGGCGCGGAGATTGCCGCAGAAGCGGCATGGACAAACTTCCTGGCCATGTTCGGCTCTGTTTATCTTCCCGTCATCACTGGCGGGTTGCTGAAGCTGGCGGGTGCGTTGGATGGCCTGTCGAAGACGGTTGAGGCGCATCCAGCGATGTTCCGCGCGCTCGCGTATGCGCTGATCGGCCTCTCCGGATCGCTGATGTTCAGAGGCACAGTGCTGATCCTCACTGCGGCGCTTCGCGGCCTCGGGCTGGCAATGACTATGCAGGCTGCTGGCGGCGCTGTTGGTTTGGCGCGCATCACTGCGATGATCGGCGGCGCAAGCAAGTTTTCGCTGTTCGGCGCAATCGGGATGCTCGCCAACCCGATCGGTATTGCTGTTCTCGCGCTCGGCACGCTCGTCGCGGCGGCTTACGCGTTCCGGCCGCTGAGCCAATCCGAGGTCGATGGCGTCAAGACTGATGGCGGCGTCAAGCTATCCGCTGATGCACAGGCGCGGATCGACGCCGGCGCACTCGGCAACGGGCCGAATGTCCGCCCTGGCGGGGGCGCTCCAAACGTGACCGTGCATGCGGTGATGGACGGCACGCCGATTCACACGAAGGTCGTCCAGACGATTGTGCGTAAGACGTCGTCGTCGCTCGGAACCGGCTTCTTCGACCCGAATGCGTCGCCGATGAACCAATTCGTAACCGGACACTGATATGGCTGTAGTTCTGCAGCTCGGCGACTTCACGTTTTCCGAGTACGAGATCCCTGAGCGGATCACGATGGAAACCGCGATTGGCGTCGTCGTCCGCAAGATGGTCGGCGGCGCCCGCAACATCAACATGATGGGCTATGACCCGGCGCCGCTGAAGTGGTCCGGGATGCTGCTCGGCGACAACGCCCTGCAGCGCGCGAGCACGCTCAAGCAGATGGCGCTCGCGCAAAAGATGCTGACGCTGACGTTCAGCCAGTACAGCTACTCGGTCGTGATCCGCCGGTTCATCGAGGACTTCGCGCGCGAGTTCGAGATTTACTACCAGATCGAGCTCGAAGTCGTGGCCGACAACGCCGCGCAGGGGCCGACAGTCGCGCCCGGCATCGATACGCTGATCGGCGCGGACATCTCGACCGCGAACGGCATCTGCTCGAGCATCGGCAATGCGGGCCTGACGTCCAGCATGGGGGCGCTCACAACCGCAATCGGCGCGGTGTCGAGCTTTGCGACGGCGGCGAAAAGCACGCTTCAGACGGTGCTCGCGCCGCTCGCGCAGGCTCAGGCGCAGGTCAGTACGCTGATCGCCGCCGGCGAGAACACGCTGCAGAGTGTGTCGACGGTCGGCGGCCTACTGCCGAACAATCCGATCGCACAGCAGGTCTCGAAACTGAGCGCCCAGGTCAACACCATGACGCAGCAGCCGCAGTTGCTGACGCTGCAGGGCGTGCTCTCGCGCATCAGCACAAACATCGGAACCATCGGGTCGGCGTCGAAGACTGTCACGGTCGTGGGCGGCAACCTCTACGACATGGCGGCCAAGTATTACAAGGACGCGACCGGGTGGGTGGCGATCTCCAAGGCCAATCCGGCGCTCGGTGGCGATCCGAACATCAACGGCACGCAGAACATAGCGCTGCCGCCCACGAACAACGCCGCGGCAGCGGACGGAGTAGCGAATGCCTAATGCAGACCGGATCCTCGTGACGCAGCCGGCCGGATTGGTCACTGTGCCGCGCGGGTTGGTCCGCATCAACGGCACGCTGGCACCAGCCTGGCTAGACTTCGAGGTCGAGAACAACGCTCTGTCGTCGGCTGACACGTTCACCGTGCGGTTCATTGGCTCCGCGTTGCCGGCGGCAACCGACGTCAACTGGTTCAGCGACCAGAAGGACATGTACATCGAATTGTTCGCCGGATTTCCAGCGGACTACGACACGTACACGCCGGCTGATCTGACAAAGCTGATCTACGGTCAGGCCGACACGATCGACTATGACATCGCACAGGACGTCATCACCGTGCGCGGCCGCGACTTGACGCGTGTTTTTATCGACGCCAAGACGACGGAGAAATTCCAGAACCAGACGTCGAGCCAAATTGCGACGACGCTCGCCAAGCGGCGCGGGCTGACGCCGAATGTGACCGCGACGAAGACGGTCGCCGGCGCGTACTACGACATCGAGCACGTCAACCTGATGGATGAGCGCACGGAATGGGACATTCTCTCGTTTCTCGCGCAGCAGGAAGGTTTCCGCGTCTACGTGACCGACAAGACGCTGTACTTCGGGCCGCCGCCCGCAGCTGACTCGACGCCGTACCCGATAGTCTGGACGCGGGTCAATCCGAGCACTGCTCAATACGTCGCGCAGGCCGGCAACGTCGAAGACATGCAGTTCCAGCGCACGCTCACGGTGTCGCGCGGCGTCACGGTGGTGGTGCGGTCGTGGAATGACAAGCAGCAGTATGGCTTCAACGCGACCTATCCGCCGAAGAAGGTCGGCAGCCTGCAACCGGGTCAGGCCACGACGGCCGGCGGCGGCCAGGTGTTCACGTTCTTCTTTCCGAACATCGACAAGCAGCGCGCGCTCCAGATCGCACAACAGAAGTACGACCTGATCGTTCAGCACGAGATGAAGTTCTCATGCCGCATGCCGGGCGACGTCGCGCTGAGCGCGTTCACTGTCATTCAGGTTTCAGGCACCGGTACGAAGTTTGACCAGACCTACTACCCGTCGTCGATCGTGCGTCGCATGTCCTTCGACGGCGGCTTCGAGATGAACGTCCACGGCAAGAACCACAGCGCAACCTCACAGGCCGTCCCGCTCTAATGTCTTACCACGAACTTGCAAACACGATGCGGGCGCACGCCGAGGCGGCGGCTGGCCGCTTGCCGAAATCGCGCATGGCGCAGATCAGCAGCTACAACGCGTCGACGCACTCGGTGAAGGTGACTTTCCAGGGCGTCGGCGATTCGGACTTTACCGAAACGGGGTGGATCCCGCTCGGCGCGGCCGGCGTCGGCAACGGCTTCGGCGTGCTCTGCGCACCGAATATCGGCGACATGGTGATGGTCTCCTTCAGCGACG